AGATCCTTTATTTATGGCGGCATCTTTTTTTGAGAGCGACGACGGTATTGAAATGTTTAAACACCTAAAAAACGTAGCTAAAAACAGCTAATTATTTGTTGTATCTTTGTTTTTTGTTTAACCCATAAATTTTTTATTATGAACAAGTATGCAAATATCACCGCAGGCGGTGTAGTAGAGCAGTTCTCTGTAAAAGATGTAGCATCTTGCTATTTAGATAGTTCAGATGATATTGTAATCGATTACATTGATGGTTCTCAAAGTAAAATTGCGTCAGGCTCGGCCTTAGTACAAGCAGACGTAGACATCGTATTCGATGTAATTAAACGTGCTCAACAAGAGAAATGGACCACAGTATTGTACAGTATACCGACATTGAGCCAAACGGTAAACGCCTTTACATTCACCTTTTAAATCTTAGAAATTATGAATAAATTTTTAGTAATTGGAAATTATGTTTTTGGTGGCGATGTATTATACGTTGGATTAGTTACAAACAATATTGTTTTAAACTATAAGGACAAGCAAATAACTTTAGCAGGTTCAGGAAGTATGACTGCCGCAGACAAAACGGCTATCGAATCTGCTCTTGTAAGTGTTTGGGGACAAAGTTATACTGACGCAACCATTGATGTTACATTAAGTCAAGCGATAACAACGATATCATAAAAGTCGTTTTAGTCTTTTATCTGAGAAGAGGTCAAAATCAATGACCTCTTTTTTTTTGCGTATCTTTGTACAAACTGAAGTTCGATGATTAACTCTGTACGAAATACTGTATTAGCGATTATAAACAAAAATAATTACGGGTATCTTTCTCCATCAGATTTTAATTTATTTGCCAAACAAGCACAGCTTGATATTTTTGACGAATATTTTGTAAATTATAATAGACAAATCAATGAAGAAAATGCACGGGTTTCAGGAACAGGATACGCTAATATAAAACAAGGATACGAAGAGGTGATTGATACTTTTTCAGTCACCGCCACTTTGACTCAAAGCGCAGGGAATGTTTATACGCTACCAGCTGATTATTATATTATTAATAAAGTGCTGTGCTCTTCAGGAGCAGTGTTTAAAGGGGAAGCCGAAAGAGTGTCGCAGAAAAAAATCACTTTACTTAACAACTCTTTGCTTACTGCGCCGTCTACCAATTTTCCCGCTTACACTCAGCAATCTAATTTAATAACTATATTTCCATCTACCTTCAATGGAGCTACAGATATTGATTCTCAATACATAAGATACCCTCTAGATCCTAAGTGGACATTTTCTACCATATCAGGAGGTGTGCCTATATTTGACCAAAGTCAAGCTGACTACCAAGATTTTGAGCTGCCGATAGACGATGCAAATGATTTGGTTGCTAAAATTTTACAATATGCTGGTATATCAATTAGAGAGGGAGACATATTTAAATTTGGACAAATAGAAGAACAAATGCAAAATCAAGAAGAATAATTATGGCTTACATAGATCAAAAAAAATATTATACCAATGATGGTGCAACCCCTACGGATGGTAATTGGGGGTCTTATCAATACGTTTCCTTAAAAGATATAGTGACTAATTTTTTGCTTATGTACCAAGGAAACCACGCATTAGTAAACAATGTTAATAGATTTAAAATATTATTTCATGCGAAAAGAGGTATCCAAGAACTTAATTATGATGCATTTAAAATTATAAAATCTTTACAATTAACTATATATGATGATTTAAAATTTGTCCTTCCGCCTGATTTTGTTAATTGGGTGAAATTATCTTTATTCAAAGATAACGTCATAAGAGACTTAGTGGAAAACATTCAAGTTCAATCTGCTACCTCTTTTGTACAGTCAGGTAGCTCCACCTTTACTTATGACGCAGATGATAATGTAAATACGCAAACCTCTGGATTAGATACCGCACGAACTAACGGCACACTAGAGAGTATATATTTAAGAAATCTTAACGATGAAAACGCAAATCCAGGACTTAATAATTTTGATAATGATATTTACGATTCTCGTATTGGAGCACGTTACGGCCTAAACACAGAGACTGCTAATGTAAATCCTACATTTACTGTTGATCGTAAAGCAGGAGTTATAAATTTTGACTCCACAATGGCAAATGAGCAATGTATACTTCAATACATTTCCGATGGTTTAGAAAATGGAAATGATGATGCGGTAAATGTAAACAAACTTTTTGAGGAGTATATATACGCTTATATTAAATATTCTTTGCTAAATAATAAATTTGGCGTTCAAGAATATATTGTCAATAGAGCTCGTAAAGACAAACAAGCACTTTTAAGAAACGCCAAAATAAGACTAAGCAATATCCACCCATCAAGATTATTAATGAATTTAAGGGGTGAGAATAAGTGGATAAAATAAAATGGCAAGGACTCAAAGAAATTTTGTATTAGGGCGAATGAACAAAAGCCTTGACGAAAGGCTTCTTCGTAATGGAGAATATGTAGATGCCCTTAATGTCCGCTTGGGTTCTACAGAAGAGTCTGAAGTAGGTTCAGTAGAAAACACAAAAGGAAATACACAGCTTAGTGAGTTATACTTTATAGAGCCAGGAACGACAAACTCAATTTCTTTAAGTGACCGAGCCAGAACTATAGGTGTTTATGAAGACGGTGCTAATGAAACAATTTATTGGTTTGTTCATGACCCCGCGTTTAGTGTAGGCAGCACAGGTAAATTAGATATGATATTATCTTTTAATTCACTTACGGGAGAAATAATATATCATATAATTAGTATAGACGACGGCGGTGGCATAAATACAACTTTAAACTTTAATCCTCAGTTTTTAATAACAGGCACAAACAAGGTGGGTGATTTGTTATTTTTTACAGACTTTTTAAATCCACCACGATTTATTAACGTAAAAAAATCTTATGGCGAACCTCAAGTAGCTACTCCTGTTACCCCTACAGGCGAAGTTGTATTTAGTTTCACAGCTGGATCAATAACAAATAGCGGAATAACACGCGTCGGATTTAAACAAGGTTTAGTTCCAGGATGTCCTACACCTCTAATTGCAGTAGGAGCAGGAGCTGCGCCTACTACCACACAAATAAATCTACCTGGTACAGGATGTTACAACACTATTGTAAACGCTATATCGGTAAACGCTGTTAAGACAACTAGGGGATTTGGAATCATAGGAGCAAACAGCTTGAGCACTTTGGCCCTTATCGAGTTTAATGAATTATTTGGAGTTGTAAATACCATAACTCTAGGTTTAATTACAGCCGATGGAACAGGGAACCCTGGTTCAGGAATCTTAAGTGGGAATATTACGGGTAGTGATGGTTCTAGTGGCACTTATTATTCTAGATATGAGCCGAACCCTACGCAGTTTACGGACGATAATGGCAGTGCTTTTAATCCTTCTAGCTCTGGAACAGTGAGTTTGATTGGACTTACTTTAACAGATGGTGTAACCTATACTTTAACAATATAATATGTCATATACTGATACATTTAGCGCTGAAGATATACTGGTTATAAAAAAACCACCTATTGCTGCGCCTACAATCGCAACAAGAAAAGTGCCAAATGGAAGCACTTTTTTGCAGGATAGATTCGTTTGCTTTGCTTATAGGTATGAATACGAAAACGGAGAGTTTTCAGCTACATCGCAATTTAGTGAGCCTGCATTTTCGGCAGGTATTTACACTTTTAGTCAGTCTAGTTTTTTAAATGAAGGAATGTTAAACGAGATCAATGAAGTTGACATTACTTTCAATACAGGTGGTGAATTAGTTAAAGGAATACAGCTTTTATATAAAGACATGAATGACCCTACTATCAAGGTTATTGAAACCTTAAATAAAGCTAACGATGGTCTTCCTAATTCAGGGGATTTTACTTATACCTTTAATGACCAAAAAATATTTACTGTACTTCCTGAGTCTGAAATTTTAAGACTATATGATAATGTTCCTCTAAAAGCTCAGGCGCAAACATTGATGGGAAATCGTTTAATATACGGCAACTATTTTGAAGGATATAATTTAAAAGATAGGCAAAATAGAGCGGTAAATTTTACTTACAATGTTAATATAGAAAATCAAGAGTTTGACCAAATAGACATCCCTGATAGAACAGGTGACGGTAACTTTACCTACGGACAAACAGGAAATATAGATAACTCAATATTTATAATTGATTTAGGAAATAATGTATTAAGCAAAGGATCTGTCATATCGTGGGAGTTTACTTTTCAACACTCATCTTTCTATAGCTCATCAGGTGCTGCCCCTACCGAGCTTACTAGTGGTGTAACGGTAGGTTTTAACTACACACTCAACAGAGATTATGATACGGTTTACGACTTGGCTACAGATGCAACTGATGGAGGATTTATAAATGCAATAGGGACTGCTTCAAACATACAGACTGTTACAAATTCATGTAACGGGTTTACATTTACCGATGAATTTAACTGCAAAATTCCATCAACTTTAAACTCTTTTGCAAAAACTAATAGCGGCATAACTGGTGCAGGACAGCCTATTGCTATATCTGCATTTAGTGGACCTGAGAACTCTACTATAGGCTTACAGCTTCTAGCTATGCAATGGGTCGATGGGGTAAACACCACATACGAATATTTTCAGGTTACTTCAGGTAATGCTTTTTTTACTACCTCAACCGATAATTATAGTTTACATAGCAACAGAGATTATGAAATAGGTATAATTTATATGGATGATTTTAACCGATCATCTACCGCTTTAGTAAGCCCATTTAACACAGCACATATTAGTTGTGGAGATTCAAGGTTCGTAAATAAATTAACTGTTAATATCCCTGGTGGTCAAGCTGGGGGAGCTCCTGCTCAAGTTGCTCCCTTTTGGGCCACTAGATATAAGTTTTGTATAAAATCTAGTAAGTCAACATACGAAACAATATACGTCTCTACCTTTGTACAAGAAGACAATGAGTCCTCTGTTTATTTTTTACTACAAGGAGAAAACGCAAACAAAGTTGAAGAAGGAGACAGGTTAATTGTAAAAAGAGACAGCTCAGGTGCTTTGCCTGTATGCGCTGAAGCGGTGGTATTAGAAAAAAGCACACAGCTTAAAGGTTTTATTAGTTACACTAATCCTTTGGATAGCACAGACACTATACAAGCACCAGCTGGAGTGTACATGAAAATGATACCTACAAATTTTGCTGTAAATACATTGGCTAATTCTTTTATTACATACGGTAATTTATCAGACGAATCAGTAAGAACTGGAAATAATCCTAGAGTATTTTACCCTGTAACTGTAATAAACCCAACAGGATCAGGAGCAACCGCAAATATTGATTACACCCTTCCAGTGGGTAGTACAGTTAATATAAGAATAAGTTCCGATAGACCAGGGGGGAGAGCTGATGCGCCTTGTGAAAATCAATTATGGACCTACGAGCAAGAATTTACTGTAGATACTGAATATTCAAATTTTAAAGAATTTTTTGATAATGAGGGCTTAGGCACATCAGTCACGGGTGCAATACAAAAAAACTCTAGTTTTGTTCAAGGAAGGCCGTCTCAAAATAGAAGTTTCGACACAGGGACTAATATAATTTATAATAATACTTTGTCTAGTAGTGCGTCAGATCCTACTTCTTCATCATTAAGCGCAGGTGATACTGTTTTTTATTTACAGTTTTTCAAAAACACTAGCACAGGTAAAACTTTTTTAGGTGTTAGTGGAGGACGAAATTGCGCTGGTCGAAGTAATCCAAGGTTAGATGTGGATATTGAAGTAGTAAGAGCTACTGCTTCAATTGTTTTTGAAACTAAACCAGCTGACGCTTTGCCAGATGTGTGGTTTGAAAACAACGAATCTTTTTCTATAGACGCTTTAGGTCAGCACGCTGGTAACATTCAAAATCAAATTGTTGATTTTAACAATGCGGGTGTAATAGCTCGAGATGCTGTTATCGAAACTAACTTTTCTAACTGTATCTCATTTGGAAACGGAATAGAAAGTTTTAAAATTAGGGATGCAGTAAATGGAAGAAATTTAGAGTTTGGAAATAGAGTTACTTCTACCTCTTCTCAAATGTACAAAGAGGCTCATCGGTTTGCGGACTTAACATACAGCGGTGTGTTTAATGACGAAACCAATGTTAATAAACTTAATGAATTTAATTTGGGCCTAGCTAACTTCAGCCCTCTTGAAGATTCTTTTGGACCTATTAGAAAATTATATTCAAGACGAACAGATATATTAACCCTTCAAGAAGATAAAATTTCTTATGTTCCTGTAGGAAAAGATTTACTTACAGATGCCGCAGGTGGTGGCACATTAACTAGTGTCCCTCAAGTGCTTGGCGTTCAAATTGCAAGAGAGGAAGAATATGGTATAAGTAACAATCCAGAAAGCTTTGCTGTATGGGGATACGACAAATACTTTGTTGATGCAAAAAGAGGAGCTGTGATTAGGTTAACTGGCGGAGGCACCTCGCAAGAGCAATTAACGGTAATATCTCAAGCGGGGATGCGTTCATGGTTTAGAGACTTTTTTATTGATTCTTTGGGCACACAAAAACTAGGAGGGTATGACCCTTATATGAATGAGTTCGTACTAGCAGGAAATTTACAAAATACTTTTGATTTCTCATCTTGTCTAGCCTGTGATGTATCCGAAAATTTATTAGTTATCCCTGGACAAAGAAACATGTATTGTGTTAATTTAGGTCAAAATGTAGGTCAAGTTACTGTTTCTTATATTATACCAGGGGCAACGTCTAATGATATAATTACTGAGGTTAACACACCCTCAGGCGCGGGATTACAGGAAATGGAAACTGAAGCTGGTGTTTCCCCTATAGTAACTGAGCAAACAAACTCTGGTGTAGGTTATACTATTAGTGCATATTATAACAATGTAAAATATACTAGCGGTCTTGTTTATGTAAGCGGAAGTTTTACCTTTAACAAAAATTTAGCCGATACTTTTGAAACAACAATTGAAGCCTCAACATCTTCAACCGTTTCAGATACAATAGAAGTAACTGTAAGCTGTCCAGTTCAAACATTAATTACAGTATATAACATAGCCCTCACAAACAGCTCAGATGCTTTAAAAACTATTCATAATGAATATAGGTGGACAGATAATGTAAGCAGCTCTCCACTACAGTCTAATTTAGTCGAGTTTGGCAGCGGAACTAATCCTGTTGTTTCTCAGTATATAACTTCAACTGGGTCATTAGGCTCAAATGTAGTTCCTAGTGAAGGTGCGTTGGTGTCTATTATTAGCAAGAAATTTTCTTCTGATACTTTTGACTTCAACGATCAAACTAATAAACTAAGGTACTTAAGAAGCGCTACAGTATATAGCAATACCACTGCTGATATAGATGCCCTTATAACTGCTTCAGCTGAGGCAACTCCGCTTCAACTAGAGGGAGAGAGCAATTTTGCTACTTTTACCATGCCTAGTGGTACAGCGAGTGAAAATAATTTGTATTTAATTTGGGATTATAGAACTATTACTCAAAGCGTTCTTTGTCAAGACACAACTTCTACAGCTATTAATGCTCAGTACAATTCATGTTGCAATTGTACAAACCCTCCAACTGCTCAATATTCGTGCGGATCAAGTCCAATAGGGTTTACTCAAGGAGGAGGAGCTTATCCGCAAGAAAAAACATTTAATATTGGCTCTGGCACGGGAACAGTAGAAGTTTCCTTTAATCCTGAGTCAATACCTGATCGAATGATAGTTGAGTTTGATGGAGCGGTGGTTATAGACACACAATATGTAGGAGATTCAAATTTCATTACTAACCCAGGTAATGCTCCCGCTGACTTCTTCTTGTCTTCAGAGTTATCAGGAAATAATCCAGATACCGGTGCTCCATATATAGAACCAATATCAGGATTAGCTTATGAGCCGAACGGAGCAGCACCGTTACCAACAATAGAAAACGGCGGCTTTGTTGCTGAAAGATTAGCGGGTATTCCAGGATATCAGTATCCATTGACCACAAATGATACGTGGCAAACATATACATTTACAAAAAGCACCGCAACACCTACAGTAACAGTTAAAGTTTTTGCTCCTCTTCGTGATAGCACCGCGTGGCAATTAAAAGTAAAATGTGTAACTTAAATTTTAATTATGGCAGAAGTAAATGTATTTATTGACGGTGTAACTTTAGCAGATGCGACGGCTGTGTATACAGATTCTAGTTTGACAACTTTAGCAGCGGATGCTTATTACTCAGATTTGTCTATAACAAGACAACAATTAAACGGGAAGCTTGGTTCAATAATTACTTGCCCCTCTTGCTCTGGATCGCCTGCAACTCCTACAACGTCCACTGTCACACAAACCGTAACCAATAATATCACTGGAGGCACTTTAGGGGTTGACTATACTTTGTCAGGCTCTGGATATGACGGAGGTAACCCTCCTGGGCCTGTGACGCAATCTCAAGTTACCGACTACCCTTTTGACTTTACGATTACCGCTACCCCCGCAGCTGGAAAAGAATTTGATTCAGACGCACCATTTACTGCTACCAATCCCGCGGGATCCATACCTGATGGTGGGGGAACAGTGGATAATACATTAACCGGGACAATTATTACTTCTCCCTCTACTGTTGCGGGTCAATACTATTTGTTGCAAGCCTGTTTAACTGGCGCACAAGCTTCAGCAGGCGGCTTAGAGGGTCCTGAAAACGCATACATTTATTTAAGCGCAGCACCAGCAAGCGGTCAAAGATATGTTACCACTAATACTAGACTACCAGAGTATTATTATTTTTTAGCAAGCTCAGCTCCTTTAGAGACTTTGGCAAATAGAAATGAACCTGAATTTAACACGCCAGGTAATTTACAGGTTGATGAAATACCAGGGGTATTATACTGTCCCATACCTCAAAACAATTTGACAAAAGAATTTATTTATGAGCTAAGAAACTGTAACACGAACTCCATTGGTCAATATTTTAAATCACCTACAAAACAAGAAATAAGCACCAGAGTGGTAGACGATGCAGGGGACACCTTTATAATAGAGCAGTTACTTCTAGAGGGCCAAGAGGTTGGACTAACTGAAAAACAGGGTGTGCTTCTAGTTGACATAGATGGAGTTACTTCTAGTAGCACTAATTTTACTGGAGCTGTACAAGGCTGTCCTCCTCAAAATGTTCTTTTAAGATTTTGTGGTTCAGTTCCAGGTACATCTTTATTAGGTCTTAGTCTAGCCGTTGCTAAGCAAGCTCCGAATGATCCTATATTTACTAATGGACTGCTTGGCGAGGTATACTTAGATAGTGAAGGCGCGTGTTGGACCGTTCAATTACTCACCGAATCTGGAAATCAAATAGGAAAAGGTATACCGCCAAGAAATTTGAAACAACATATAAGTGGCGGTTGTCAAGCTTGTACTAGCGGAGGCTCTTATAGTTAAGGTAAATAAATTTTTATTACATTTATAAGTAATATAATTTAATTTAATGAATACTATTTTTGTGCAAATCGCGAGCTATCGTGACCCCGAGTTAGTCCCTACAATAAAAAGTCTTTTAGATAACGCCAAGTATCCTGGTTTATTAACTATATGCATTGCTCATCAATATGACGAAAACGATCAGTGGGATAACTTAGACGAGTTTAAAAACGACAATAGGTTTATTATAATAGATATACCTCATGACGAATCTAAGGGTACATGCTGGGCTCGATATCAAATACAAAGGTATTATAACAACCAAAAATATGCTCTTCAGTTAGACTCACATCATAGGTTTAGTAAAAATTGGGATGAGACGTGCGTGGAGATGTTAAGAAATTTACAGATTGAGGGCAACCCCAAGCCTGTTCTTACAACCTATCTTCCCTCTTACGACCCAACTGCTGATCCTGAAGAGCGAGTAGAAACGCCTTGGGGAATGTCTTTTGACAAGTTTACGCCTCAAGGGATGGTTTTTTTTAGACCATATTATATAGAAGAGAATGCCACTGCCCCAATTCTCGCTAGGTTTTTTTCAGGACATTTTGTGTTTACTCTAGGGAGATTTTGTAAAGACGTTCCTTATGACCCTCATTTATATTTTCACGGTGAGGAAATAAGTATGGCAGTCAGAGCTTACACCTCTGGTTTTTCATTATTTCACCCCCACAAAGTTATAGCTTGGCATGAGTATTCGCGTGAGGGAAGGAAAAAACATTGGGACGATAGTACGGAGTGGTCGGTTTTAGACAACAAAGCTCAGACTCGTGTCCGTAACTTGTTAGGCATTGACAACCAAGAGTGCACACCTTGCGTAAAAAAAACATTGCTTGGATATGACGTAGGGAAATGGAGCAGCATTGAAACTTATGAAATGTATGCGGGTATAAGTTTTAAAGACCGAACAGTTCAGCAGTCTACATTAGATAACAAACCTCCTGAGTTTAGAGATGAAAAGTATTTAAGCAACATAAGACATACGATTGTCTTAGAAAGAAAAAAAATACCTAATAAAGGGGTGAAATTTGTAGCAGTAATTTACGAGGATAAAAACGGAGATCAAATCAACAGACAAGACTACACACCTGCTCAGATAGCTTCGTTTATTAAAGACAAGCACATAGAAATAAATAGTGAATTTATAGGAAGAGAGCCATATAAATACATAGTTTGGCCTTACAATCAAAAAAACAAATGGGGTAATAAGATAGTTCAGCTAATCTCATAAAATTATTAGTTACTAAATAAAGTTGTAAATTTGTAATTATAATTTAAATTATGAGCTACTTATCATGTACCGCATCCGTAGGCACAGGTACGTCTGAACCAATTATTACTCAATACTTAGGAGTAGATGGTGTTCGTTACGATGTTATGAACAGAGAAATAATAGATGTGCCTAATAACTTGGTGCTAAGCGCAGGGCTTACCCCTTATATTCAATCTAATTGGCTTAGCGGCACAGGAACGGTAACTGGTACGGGTGTAATATTAGACTCTTTGGGTAATGAATATGTAAGATTTTATCCTTCTTCGATAATTACTCCAGCGTTTTCCTTTGGCTCTCCTCAAGTTTACTACCCCTCAAATCCTGTAACACCTTTGGTAAGCGGTGAGTACACAGTTTTGACATTTGCTTTGACAATTGAAGATCCTGATGGCAGAACTAGAGGAAGTTCACAAATATGTATTGGCGGAACAGAAATAACGCCCACGCCTACCCCTACTTTTGTGCCGACCCTTACCCCTACACCAACTCCTGTTCCTCCTACGCCAACACCCACGGCTACTCCAGTATTGTAAGCTCTTAATAGAAATGTCGTATATTTGTACGATATATAAAATTTAACATGGCAGCTATACCCGCTTCACCAAATCCAGTTGCGCCTCCACAGGCCCCGTCTGGAGAATTATACACTTTAAGTTATAGTAATGGAGTTAGTGGATGGCCTTCATTTTACTCATACCACCCAGATTATATGGTTGGTATGAACAATTATTTTTACACTTTTTCAGGAGGTAATTTATACCGCCACAATACCAACGAAGCTAGAAATAATTTTTACGGAGAACAGTTTAATTGTAAAATTACAACAGTTATAAACGACAACCCTCTTGAGAATAAGCTTTTTAAAAACATAAGCTTAGAATCAGACTCTCCTTGGAACGTTACTATGAACACAGACATGAATAACACTGCGTTTATAAACAACACATGGTTTGAGCTAAAAGAGGGCGCGTATTATGCAGCTATAAAAAACACAGCTCAAAGCCCATCTACTTTATCGGATTTTAATTTTCGATCTGTCAATGGTATAGGTAAGACTACAGGATTTACCATGACTAACCCTAGAGTTTTTACATTTACAGTGCCTATAGATTCAATTATAAGCATTGGCGATTATCTTTACTACCTAAATGAATTTAACAACAGCCCCGCATTAGCTGGTGTAATTACAGCTAAAGATACTACCACCATAACGGTTGATAGTACAATTAACGGAGCAAGCAACCCGACTACAAACACTCCTTTAATGATGGCTCTGAAAAACACAATAGCTGAATCTCACGGAATACTAGGTCATTATACATTAATGACGCTGGAAAACTTAGGTCCGGCTAGAGCAGAACTATTTGCTATTGAATCTCAGTTGATGAAAAGCTATCCTTAAATTTTAGTATCTTTGCTCTAGAATGGAATTTAACATTAGGCAGCTTGAACCAACTGACTATGATACGTTATTAGTTAAGTGGTGGGATGCATGGGGTTTTAAACCACCTCCACGAGATTTTTTACCAGATGGCGGTACAGGAGGTTTGCTAATATCAAACAATGAAACACCAGTTTGCGCTGGATTTATATATATGACAAACTCTAAAATATCATGGATTAATTGGATTATATCCAATAAAGAATATAAAAACAAAAATAGAAACAGTGCTATAAAAACTTTATTGAAACAGCTTATAGATACAGCCATAAACAGCGATGCTTATTATGTTTTTGCAAGTAATAACAATAAGTTTTTGATAAATAAATTTACAGATTTAGGATTTGTAAAAGGAAGTAAAAGCACGGAATTAATTTTAAAAATTTAGTTATGGGTTTAGAAACAGCAGCAGTAGCTGCAATTGTCGGTGGAGCATTATCAGCCGGTGGAGCGGCTACCAACTTCGTTCAGGCTGGTAAACAAAGAAGGGCTGCCGAAAAAGCCGCGGATGATGCGGGTAAAGCTCTTGAGGCTGCCAGAAATAAATTACAGGTTAATTATTTAAGAGGTCTGTCAATACAAAAAGAACCATACGAGCGTGCTCGTGAAGCGGGAATCTCAACAGCAGCACAAGTTTTACAAGCAGCACAAGAAGGCAGTCAAAGAGGAGTTGCAGCTGGAGCTACACGTGCTCAGTTAGCGCAACAAAATTTAGAAAATACAAATCGTATAGCCATGGGCCAAGAGCTTCAAGGGTTACAAAGAGCAGCAGCATTGGAAGATAGAAGGCTTCAGACACAGCAAGCTAATATAGATTTAGCCGAAGCAAGAGGTTTTCAGAACATGGCAGCAGATGCAAGGGACAGACAACGCGCATTAAATCAAGCAGGAGCACGAGGCCTCTTAGGAGCGGGTCAGAGTTTGATGAAAGTCCCAGGTCTCTATGGTGGTGGTGGTGGAGTGTCTATTAATGATACAGCAATAGAGAGTCAAATTGAATCAACTCGTAATCCTAACTTGTCAATAAATCCAAACTTTGGTGTTGAAAGTCAAGTTATTATTGATCCTGAAAGTTTAAACCAAAGAGGGTTATTCGATAATGTAACAATTTTTGATGAAGAATCATCTGTAATATCTTAATTATGTCAACAGGATTTGGATATGTAAGAGATAGTAAGCCAAATATAATAGATTGGGCTGACATAGGTAAGAAAATGTCAGACTCTTTGGAGTTAGAAATTAAAGACAGGCAAAAGCGTAAAGATGATATAAACGCCAATTTAGGTGAATTTTCTAGTCAACTTTTAGACCAACCTCAAGGAGCATACGCAGAAGCAAATAGATTTTTTGCAGACTTCTCTCAACAAGCATCACAGCAAGCCTTAAGAGATTTACAAGATCTTAAATCAGGGCGTTTGTCTGAGCAAGAGTATTATCAACGCAGAGCAAACCTTCAAAGCGGAACTGATTTAATGTTTAAAGCAGGTAAATTATTTAACGATAATTATAGCCAAGCCATGCAAAGGATACAAGACGGGAGCGCTAGTGTCTTGGAAGCTGATTTAAAAGCTAAAATGGAAGGTTATTTAAACTTTGCAAAAAGTGGTGCTTACATAAACCCACTTACAGGCACTGTTAATGTTAGCATTTTAGATAACAATGGAAACGTATCATCCAAAAGGGGTGACTTCATGGATGCATCGGAACTAGTTAAATTGTCTAGCGAAACATTTGACAATTTTAAACTAGATGAAACGATTAAAAATATAACTGATAGGTTAGGAAATATAACTTACCGCACTCCTGATGGAAAAACTATAAAAGTTTCTACAATAGATTTTGATTTATTAGATAAAAAAGATCAAGCTAAATTTAAAAATAAATTTAATAGCGCAATAGATAGTGAGGTAGATGCAATAGTAGGGGGTATTAATTCTAAAGCGGCGGCTAGTATATTAGCAGACCATAGTGGTGAGAGTTATTCCTTGGCCTTCGATATTAACAACACAGATGAGAACAAAATTATTTTCGATCCAAATGGAAATGTGCAGTTAACTGAAAGCCAATTAAATAAAGCTAAAGAAATAGTCAGAAATAAATTAAGGTCTCAGATAGACGTTTCAATATTAGAGCGCATACCTGAGTCCATGACTCCTTCACAAATAAATCGCCGAGATAAATTAGATGCAAATGTTCGCTTAGGTAAATTTGTTAGGGATGCATTAGCCGCTCCCGATGCAGCTTCTTTAAGTGAAAACCTAGAAGTTATTCAAGAATTTAATCCCAAAATTACTAGCATAAGAAAAACAGGAGAGAACTCTATCGTTTATTCCATAGTTAATGACCAAGGTAAAGTAGTTAAAAAAACAATTACTTTATCTGACGACATTAAAAACAGTGTAGAAAAAGCATTGCAACAATTGTTAGGCCCAAAAACAAATGTCTCAGAAATAGTAAAAAGAATAGATTTTGATAATTATCAAATAAGTGATATTGAAGGTTTATACGCTCCGCAAGAAATAAAAGAAATAAAAAGTATAGATGATCCTCTTAATTTTTTAACCTCTATTGAAGGGGGTAGCCAAAAATTTAAAAAAGTTTCAGATGTTATTGAAAACATAACAGAAGTAAATGAAGAAAAGGCAAAAGACATTAAAGAAATACTTTTAAACCAACAATTTAAAGGAGCAGAGGTAGAAGTATATCAAGAAAGTGTTCCACGGCGCGGAGGACAAGGAGGAAGAGGAAGACGTACTAACAGAGGCTTTTTGATAACAATACCTTCCTTAAATATAGAACTACGTGTTCCTTCTACAACTGAAAACATACAAGATGTTATAAAGAAAATTTTAAGTGATGCCACGGAACTTGTAAAAACGGCTAATCAACAATTAGAAACAGTACAGCCAAAAAAGGTGACCCCATTGTCAAAGTAATACTTTTAAAAGATGGATGAAAAAAAACTTATTGAGGTCTATAATTTTTTTACCGAAGAGGGATATGACCTGGGTGGACTAGATAAATTTAAAAACGATCTTTTAATTGATAGTCCCCAGCGAGAAGAAATTTATATGCGTTTTGATGGCGATGGTTATGATATAGGAGATTTTAATGATTTTTTTTTATCCCCATCCGACGATACGGTTTCCGAATCGGGAACTGGTGGCTCGGAGGAACTTATAGCCCAAGACCCAAAAACAGAGCAGTTCCGCAACACTCAACTCGGATCTCAACCACAAACTGAAAAAGATACCGCCATAGAGCGAATGTTTGGAAAGAACGAAGTCACCGATTTTTTTGGTGATTTATACAGGTCAGGAGTGCAAGGTATTAATCAAGGGGCTACAGTTGATGATGCTTTAAATTTATTTGCTCAAGGGAAAAATGTATCAGAAGAAGACCTACAAGAATACATAGCTGCCGTCAATCAAATGGAATCATTTGGTCCGTCCGAGGAAATGCAAGACTTCAGTAAAATTTATCAGGAAGAAGGAAAGGGGGTTTATGGATTTTTAAAAGGGGTCGCCAACAACCCAACCGTATTGCCTCAATTATTCACGTCATCTATAGCTGCTATGTTAAATCCCGCTTCACTTACCGCAGGAGCAATAGGAGCAGCAGGAGGCACAGCCCTTGCACCAGGTATCGGAACAATAGCAGGGGGTATAGCAGGCGTGTCAGGGGCTTTAGAAACAGGCCTAGCTTATACTGAGTTTTTAAAGGAGGAGTTAGAAAAAAAAGGTTTAGAGTTTAATGAAGAGGGAATAAGAACAATACTTGAAGATGAAGATGCTATGGACTCAATTCAAAATAGGTCTTTAGGCAGGGGGTTTTCTATTGCCGCTATCGACGCTTTAACGGGTGGATTAGCAGCAGGTGTTACACGGCGTGCCGCTTTAAAAACAGGGAGAGCTTTAGCAGGAGCAGCAGGCGCAGGTGTAGAGGCGGCTGGAGGAGCAACAGGTGAGGTTGTTGCACGGCTCGCAGCAGGCCAAGAGATGGACGTAGCAGAAGTAGGTTTTGAAGCGGTTACAGGTACAGCCACCGCCCCACTGTCTGTTGCAGTGGGATTAAGTAAACCAGCTAGGTATAAATTAAATGGAGGTGAAGCCACTTTAAAACAAGTGCAAACTTTATTAAACAAAGGCACGGCACAAGAAATTGCTGCTACAGATATAAGTATAGAGAACAATTCTGAATTAAAAAGATTAGCTGAAACTAAAAAACAAGACGTACTATTAGAGCGCGATTTAAGAAATGTTTTTCCTGATATACCTGATGAGGGTATTAAAGAATTAATGCCTCTTGAAAAAAGAAGAAGAGCTTTAATAGACAACCCTACTAAAAGCGCTGCAAACGAGTTAAAAAAAGTAGATGAAAAAATAGATGAAATAACTAATAAATACACAGAAGATGCCGTTCAAAAGCCAAGCACAGAGGAGGTGGATGTATCGCAACCTACCCAAGATAGCCCAACAGTGGGAGAGGGAGACACCCAAGGGACAGCCGTTACCCGAGAGACTGAAACCGTCGAAACCGAGCAAACCACAGAACCAGCCGACCCCACGCAGGTTGAGACTCAAATTGAGGAGACCGAGACGTTAGAAACAGTGGATACCCCAGAGGAATCTACCGTAACAGAAGAAGATTTTGTAGAACTTAAAACGCTTAGTGATCCTAATATAAGTCAATCACAAAAAAACAAAGCTTTTAATCGAGTCATTACTAGACTTACTAAAAAAGGAAAGACACTTACTAGAACGGCAGCTGCTTTAATTAAAAAGGTAAAAACATTAGACGTTAACGATCCTGTAGGAGTTAAAAATGTTTTAGATAAAATAAATAAAGTATTTACTGACGCTGACACAAAACAAAAAATAGATAAAGCTAAAGATTTACAAAACAAAATATCCAAACAAACCAAAAACTTAAAAGACAACTCCATGGTTATGGCCGCCAAAGAATTTGTTTTATTAGATCCTTTCTTGGCGGATAATCTTGATGCCTTTATAGAGCAAGCTGAAAAAATAAACAATGGGTTAGGAAAATCAACTATAGGAAAAGATAAAGTTAAAATTAAAACTCCTTTCAATGTAAGGCAAGCACAGTCTTTTGTTTTGAAACAACAAAAAGCCGAACAAAAATTAAAGCAACAAGAACAAAATCAAGCTTATGAATTACTTACAGGCCTCAGCTCAAAAGACGCAACCCTAGAGGATATTAGAAAAGCCTTAAGGCCCGACCCTAATACTACTCCTGCTCAACAAGAGCGCGCACAAAAAAAGATTGAAAAAAACAAAGCTAAAATTGAAAAAGGTATACAAAAAGCATTTAATAATTTTAAAAAAGCTGCGCTCGGTAGAATCAAAAAACCTATAAGTGAATTAACACCCTCTCAAAAAAATATAATTAGAGACTTTATTAATATAGACATAGATAAATTAGAAACCACTGATCAAAAACTAGAGACTATTGACTCGTTAGTTAACTTTGCTGTTAATGAATCAACTGGGGGTATGCAATCTATTGTAGCTAAGTACAATGGAATTGTAGAAGCCCAAAGATTAAAACAAGAAGGGATTTCAGCAAAGCCTTTTAAATTTATTCGAAGTAAATTTTTAGGAAACATGTGGCTTAAATGGCTAGCAACCACCCCTAATGTTTTTGATTTGATTTTTAAATCACAAAGCAAAGCTAGAAATGTTATGCGGGCTATGGGATTTACACAACTAACAAACCAAGCGGCTATAGCTAACAGATTAACTAATGAAAAAATTACGGAATATGTAAATAAATATAAAAACAAAAAAGCAAATGGTGAGGATTATTTTAATGAACAAAACGGAATAAATAGAGGACTAATTGCTTTTATGAGAAGAACAGTTGACGGGACACCCCAAGAGCAGAAAGCTGAATTTGAAAGAAGAAAACAATTAGTTGAGGAAACAATTAAAGAACTAAACAATTCAACAAACAAAGAATTTAACAATCAAGGAAAGTTATATGAGATAGCATATAAAAAACTTTTGTTGAACTCTGAGACTATAGAAGCTATAGAGTCAAAGGCAGACGCACTTAATCTAGAAGGCGTGGAAACTGTTACTGAAACTTGGAGACTACTTCGACCTGATTTACAAGAGACAGGGTTGAATGTATATAACATATCTTTAGGCGAGGATATTAATTATACTCCCGATAATTTTACAGTTATTGAAGAAACCAAACAAGAGGAATTAGATTTTAACAAACCATTTTTTGATCCTAGTAATACTGAATATGTTTATTCTAAAGAAACTGGGCGATTGATTCCAAGCACACGGCCAACTTCCTTAAAAGGTAAAGATAAAACTCGTATTGTAAATTTAAATTTTGATACTTTTTATAATCGAACCCTTAGAGATGCTTATATGGATATAAACGTAGCTCCTACAATTCAACAAATAAATGGGTTCAGAAACTCCAAGTTTTTTAACGACATATTCCCAGACCAAAGGACTAGGCAGATAGCCAATGACGCTATCAACGAATATGTAGCCTCTAAAAGAGGTAAATTAAATGTAAAAGGCGAGGAGGTAGCAGCAACTAACAGACTAAATAAAATCGCCTCTATAGGTGTAGCTAGAGCTTTAGCTGGTGTTACACAACCTATAAAACAACTTTCACCTTTTATGACCACAATTACTAACGCGGGTGTAGATAATACCTTAGCTGGTGTAAGGTTATTGTCAGATCCAAATGTAAGAGATTCCTTGAATAAACTTGGAGCTGGAATAAATTTAAGAGGTATAGAGTCGACGGCTTCTATTCAAGAAAACAGTAGTTTAATAAACAAGCTATCTAAATCTAAAGGTTTTGATTTGGGAGCTGTGGGAAAATTAAGTGATTTTGCTCTGAGAAAACTTCTAGTAAACCCTGATGTATTCACAGCTAGAGCTTCGTTTCTTGGATATTATTTGCAAAGTTTAGAAAATCAAGGGGTAGATATAAATTCATTAGATTGGAAAAATCATGATTGGAATAATGAGGCTGTGAATTTTGCACAAAACCAAGTAGATAGGCAACAAAATGTCTCTGACCCAGACCTTCAAGGTCAGCTCTTTAGAAGCAAGGACTTTTTAACACAGTTTGCTAGAAAAATTTTATTTCCTTTTGCAAATTTTCTTACTAATCAAAAAACTAGAATGTATGCAGACATTACTACTTTACTAAACAATCCCTTGCCTGAAGAAAGAAGAGCCGCTTTAAAATCCCTAGCTGGATTAGGTTTGGAATCGGCTTATTTTAATTTTTTAAGCTATATTATAGCTCAAGGAATAGTGGCAATGTCCTATGAATTTATGGACGAAGAGCAGAGCGAAGAAGACAAAGAGCAGACAGATAAGTTTTATAGAGATTTATATAAGGGAAATTTTGTAACAGACATTATTGTCCCTATTCCCGAAACGGATAAAATAACAAGAAAAATAATCAATTCTTTTTTAGAATCCGTAAGTGAAAGTGATGATCCGACTAAATTTTTTGTTAGAGAAAAAGAAGGTTTGTTAGATCAACTAGGGGCTTTAGGTATAGGAGGTAAAGCGCTGATGGATACCTATGAGTTATTGCTACCTGGGCTTACTGGCGAAAAAATCACAGAGTACCGAGGTAAAAAATCTGTTAAAAAATTAACTAAAAAAGAACAAGATATATATTTCAATAGTGGTTTGACATATTTAGCTTACACTGCGGGTTTGTTACCCGCTGAAACAGGTAGATTTATTAGGTCCAACATTAGAATTTTAAATAAATCCCCACAAACAATAAACAAAACATTATTAAAGGAAGTAAACCCTGAGTTATATGATCAGCTTTATGGCCCTGGTTCAGCTAGCTATAGATTAAGAGAGCTTAAAAAAAGCCTTAAAAAATAAACTTAAAAAAAGAATATACAATTAAAGCGTTTAGTAAAAGCACCATTATCATTTCTGTTTTGGGGTCTTTTATATCCATATCTCCTCTTTATAAATCCATCATACAATTAAATGCTGTATGGCCTCCTAACACCACTCCCACTCCAAGAGCTTGCCTTTTAAAGTTTTTAGCGTAAGCTGTTGCATAACTTTTTATATCAATACCACAGCCCGTCTGCATACCGAAAACTCTAAACCTTTTCCCTACAAACCATTTTACATAAGCCTCCGTATGTGTATGCCCACAGACACTGCTCATCATATTATTCTTGGCTTTCATCTGGGCTTGCCCACCCTCTCCGTGCTCATACAAAACATCATCGTACACCACGTTTTCTACCCAATTCCATCCAGGTGTACCTAATATATCGTTGTAAGATCGAAGCCATTTTTGCGGTACTCCTGCGCTAAATACTTTTCTAGAGGCCATTCGGTCGTGATTACCTATACACACGTCTGCTTTAGGAAAAGCTTGATACCAAAACGATATTTTTTTTACAGCCAAACTCAGCTCATCACCTGGAGACATACCGTCAGGATCTGACTCATGATAGTTCCACCCGTGCGAGTCAATTATATCTCCGATATACACTACCTGATTTAGCAAGTGCTTGGCATATACCTCTTTACAGAAATCAAGATAATCAGGGTGGGTAAACGGCTCGTGTAAATCGCCTATAACAAGTATACGTTTTTCAGGAGTGTTGAGGTTTTCGTAAGCTAGAAGTTTGTTTCCTTTTAGGCGAGGTCTAAAATCTTTATATTTCATCTTTAATGGATTCGTTCACGGATTTTAATTTGCGAACTAATTCAGACACTTCACTAGGTAACAAGTGATAGTCTTTGTCCATTAGTAGTTCGTAAATATTATCAATAGAGCCGTGAAGATCATCCATTATGAAGTTTATATTTTGGATTCTCTTTCTTTCAAACGGGGCGATGTTCATGGCAGATTAGTTATGCATTAATAATCTTCCCCCCATTTCATTATCAATTGATTTGATAGCGCGATATATTTTGCGTGAAGATTTTTTAGCTGTGTCTACTTCAGTCTTTGATGAATCTGTTCCTATATCGGAGTATAAGTACATGTCAATCTCAAGCAATGTATCTATCTTTCTTCTTTTAGACCAGCTTTTAAAATCTAATATTTTCTGTATATCACTAATTGTATAACTCATGCTAATCAATTAATGAACATAAAGTTAGTAATTTTTTTTTAATCTTTCCAACTCCCCTCTTAAATAGATTATTTGGTTCAGTAATTGGGAGTAATAATTTTTGCGTGTAAGCCTAGTGTTAATGCGCTTTTCTTCTTCAATGTCATCTAATATTTCTATGACTTCATTGTAAACTTTAAGGTACTCGTCCTCCTTCCACTCATCAAACAAGTCAAAAATTTTAATACCGTGGAGAACTGTAGCGTGATCCTTGTTTACTGTTTGTCCTATTTTTTCTAGCGAGCATCTAACTTTTTCTTTACATATTTTAAAATACACAGCCCTCTGGTAGACATACGGACGTTTGCGTGACTTCCTGTTTAGTTTAGAGTCAAATTTTTCTTCAACTAACTGTTTGATTTTTGATAGATTCACTTGTAAAAGTTTTGTTTTGTATTATGTAATCTAAATAATCATCACAATCTATAATATCAAGTCTGTATAAAACAGGATACCTTTTTTTTAAGTTAACAAACTTAACGCTAAAAAACAAAGGCGGTTTAGATTTTACCACTCCTGCCACCGAACCAAAGTGAGCAGTAAATATATTGGCCGGCTCTGGGTAATCTTTAGATAAGACTTTATCAATTTGTAAAAGAATAGATGTACTATATTCTACAGGCAGCTCATCTAAAGAATCTAAGAACTGTTCTTCAAGAGCATAATAATAATCATCCTTTGTGTACTTCCGCGTAAAATCCGTGTCTTTTGAGCTCATCCATTCTGTATTGCTGTAGTTTCGATACCTTCCCCCTGGTTGTCTTAATCTCATAAAATCGAATACCTTTTTGTGGATGTAGCGCCAGAACATCTGGTATGCCATTCTTATTGGTTTTTATAAGTTTTAAAACATAATACCCGAGCTCTTCTAGTTCTTTAATTTTTTTTAATTGAATCTGTTGCTCAGTCATTATGCAAATTTACTAAATCATTTTATAAGGTTTGTATATCCTTTTTAAAATGGTCTAATGTATATTTTTTCTTTTGTGCTACTACTTTATATATTTTATGTTCAATACCCCCTTTAGAAAAGATCCAATATATATGATTTATTTTGGTGTCTTTGGTTGTCATTCTATCTTTAGACTGCCAATAACTAGTTGCACTAAAGTCAATGTTATAGTAGACTAGATAATCAGCTAGACGTAAACTTATACCTTCGCGTCCGCTTTGGATTTGTAAGGCTATAGATTTGTTGGTGCTGTCAAACTCAGCTAGGTCATTAGTAAGCTTATCTTTGTAAACGTCTTTGAGGACTTTCCATTCTTGTTGAAACTTATAGAATATTCCGATCTTGTTATTGCCAAACTTATCATATATAAACTGGGCTTTGGAATCGTCTAAAGTTTGTGCGTTTCCGCTTTCAAACTTAACAGTACCAGAGGATATTTGGTGCACTTTAGACATTAGTTTGACCGCAGTATCTGCTAGTATAACCTCATCTTTACCCTGGATAACTAAATCTTGTTTTAACTTTTTAATTAAATACTTAGTTGTGTCTTTCATGTTGACATCTAAAATAGTTTCAAAATTTTCTACATTAAAACCAGCTTGCTTTTGTGTGTATGATATCATATATGGAGCCATTCTGTCAAGTATAATCTTTTTACCATCTTTGTAATCATTAACAGTAAAGCCACCAAATTTCTTTTGCTTTATAACGGCAAGCACTTTAGCAAAAGCGTAAAAGTTTTTAAAATTAAAAAAAGGATTGTTGGGTAAAAAATATACTTGGTGAAACATTTGACAAAAACTCTCTGGCGTTGGTGTTCCTGACATTAATATAACTCTAGCGTTATTTTTATTGTAGAGTTGACGAACTTGTTTAGCTCGCCCTGATGGTTTTGGAAATGCTCCCAACCCGTGCGCCTCATCTAGTATTATTAAATCATAATTCCCTTTAACAGTGTGAAGGCTTTCATAATTAATTACATCTAAATGAAAGCCTGGAGAATACATCTCATAGTCTATACGAATTGAACTTATAGCTTTCTTTTTGGTAACAAACAACACATGTTTAGCTTTTATCTTTGAAGCAATACCAAGGCTAGTTAAAGTTTTACCTGTTCTTACCTCCATAGCTAAATAGACAAAGCCATATCTAGATATAATATCTACCCCTTCTTTTATGATTTTCGACTGATAGTCTCTAAATTTCATATTGTTCTAAATTTTTAAAGCTCACAGAAGCTCTCTAATGAACGATCTCAATGCAAGTGATACCTAGATACCCCTTAAAAATTAACCTCTGTTTGCTCTCCATAGTCTACGTGTGACTTAATTATTATCCATTTACCCGTTCCATCACGGCCCTCATCAGGGGCAATGTTATATTTAAACAAACAATAAGCATTTAACCATTTATAAAATCTAGTACGCGATATAGTCATTTTAGCTTTAGGCCCGTAGTCAGGATACTCTTCTATAAATTCATAGTACAAATCATTCATATATATTTTCGTTTTAGGTTTAAGTTTAGAATTTGGTTGCATGCCTTTAATCAGACCACACCACTCAATAAATTCGTGTGAGGTTTCAGCAGATAGCACTCTTATTTTAAGGTTTACAAACTCTGATTTAATTAATCCTTTTTGTAAATATAACTGCAAGCACCATATCATATAACCATCAAACTTACACCACTCCTGGTCGTCCCAATCTCCAAAAAGTAATTTCCCAAACTCTTGTAGTGGGGTATGATTTTTATTATAGTGTTGATTTAATTCAAGTTCCCACTTACGCCGTGCAAAAGAATTACCATGTCCTTTAATAGCATAGTTAGTGGTAATAGCTATCTTTGGAGATTTAGCAAAAGGAATTTTTATTGCATCCTTGTTTTTCTTTTCTAGTGTCAACCCCTCGGTTACTACACTAAATAATCTTTCAAACTCAAAGTATTTTTTTACATCATCAAAACATAATATCTGAGTGTCAGCAGAAACAAGCTGATATGCAAATGACTTTTCAAAATTGAAAGCTTTACCATCTATTGTTACAAGCTTCTTCATGTGTCCCAGGGCATTAAAGAATATACCTTTGCCAGTTCCACCCTCGGGGTTGTCTGATATCTGTTCGTCGTTTAGAATTACGGCGGGACAATAAGATAAATTCTTATGGCCATGCATGAGAAAACCTATAGTAGATTCCATCGTAAGGGTACGGTCAGGGTTTTTGGCGCATATATTATTTATGAATGTTCGGTAATCACACTCTGTACTATCACACTTTTTGTACATCCTATCTATGACATGATCCTTCCAAACATATCCATTTAAATCTATATAGTCGATTGCTTCAACCTCGTCTTTTGTAATACGCACAGCACAGTTTTTAAAATACAAATAAGATGATGTGCTAGTGTCTTCGCTAAAGAATATATCTATTGTTCCAAGGAGTGTTAAAAACTCCTCCTTAAATATACGCGTTTGGTCTGCAAAGTAATTATATATAGTAAGGTCTTCTATTTTTTCAAGATACCCTAAGACAAAATCTTTAATCTCTTTTTCAGAGGTATGGTCAATTAAGTTGTTGGTAACCTTTACAAAAACATAGTTTCTTGACCCCTCTGGACAATACTTATAATACCCGTTATCTTCTAAAAACTTTTTAAATAATATTGGGACTGCCTTGATTACTCCCTTGTCGCTTTTAGACCAAAACTTATCTTCAGACTCAGCCTCTGCCTTGTCTAGGATGGAGTCTATTACCTCGCTTTCCAACATCGACTCCTCTAAATGTTGGCGGATTTTCTTTTTTGCCTCTCCGCGCCGTAGCCTTTGAGATATTTCGTTTATCTTATCTGTGTCCTCGTAGTATTTACTGCCAAAGTTTTTTGCATTAGAGTAAGCAGAGTTTATAGTGGTTTTAATCTCTTGAGTTTTGAAATCTTTTGATTTATACTCTAAGCACACGTGTTCAGCCAAAGCTTTGTTTACTCCAAAGTCATTAAAAGCCATGGCTAATTTAAAAAGGTTTTCATTTCGCACCCCTTCCGTCATAGGGTACTTTTTATGCCACCACTTCAGTAGTATCTCTACTATTTTATTTTCATCAGAGATAGGAATAGTCGGTATGTCTTTTCTTGCATGTACTTCTTTGTATTCATCATCTTCTTTTAAAGTCCACACCAGGGACTTAGTGTTGATATAGATTAGTGGATCATAAGATTCATAACATACCCTCGATACGTTTTTAGTAGTCTTGTCAAAATATTCAGAGTTAAACTCTTTCTCAAGTGAGTTAAAATATTTCTTATGGTTGTCAGGGTCTTGTGGTATTTTTACTATCACCTTGAGGCCCAAACCTGAAGGTGAAATAAAAACAGACAAAACAAATTTGTTTTTTTGAAACTTTTCTTTGTCTTGAAGCAAGTCCTTTTGTTTGTTGTAGCCATCAAAGTCCAAACATATATAACCACTATGGTTAAGTAATGAGGAGTCTGACCTTTTATTAAACTCACCAGAGAAACAAATCGCTGGTAGCTGACGTTTCAAATCATTACGGTCAGATTTATTTTTTTCCTTGCGGATTCTTTTAACCAAGCTAGCAGAGGAGCCCTGTTTAATTCTGTTAAGTATAAATTCTATACTTTTAAAGAACGGGGCCTCTGTTTCCCTTATGTTTTTAAATATGGTTACTTTGTTGCTCATGCTACAATGAAAAACGAGGATCTAAACATCGAGGTTGGATGATAAAATAAGTCTAGACCCTCGCGTCCACATAAATTAGAAAGGCAAATCTTCAGATGCTTCCTCTTCAGTTTCTTGCTCTTGTACTTGTGGCTCTTCAGGTGTGTAGGTATCTATTCTCCAACCCTGGATAGAATTAAAATACTTGGTTTCATTTTCAGGATTTACCCACTCTCTACCTTTTAAATTAATACCAACAACTACATTTTGTCCCGTTTTGTAAGAGTCAAGTAAAGTTGTATTATCATTTACAAACTCTATTGAAATGAGTTGTGGATATTTTTCTTCCGTTTGAATAACGATTTCTCTTTTTTGAAAACCTTTGTTTCCATAGGTTTTAGTTGTGTCAATAAATTTTATTTTTCCTTTTATTTCCATTGTATTTATGTTAGAATTGTATTATATATAAATTGTTTTACGTTCCTCGTGCCGTCCATGTGGGCCTTGTACCTTTTAATTGCCTCCATAGTTTTATTCTTACCTCTTAAAATTACCTCGTCAGTCGCAGCATGTATACCTATCTCATAATATTTAGTGCCATCGGCATACTTCTTTTGTGTGTTGCCCACAACAACAAATACAAAAGGTAATTTAAATATCTGCTGATATATGTATGCTTGGGTGTCATAGCTAGAGTCATATTTAACCGCTTGAGGAAACCTACGTACATTTTCTGTAGTTTTAAAATCCAAGATAATATCATTTGATATCATGTCGGCTTTCCCTTTGAACTCTATCCCGTCTATCTCTTCAATCCCTGGTTGCTCTTTTAAGGCTTTTTTGTCATGTATGAAATCAGCAATAGATCGGTCAGCTATCATGTTATTATGTAACTTCTCATTGTCTTTGGACAAAAACCATTCAACTTGTTCTTCGACTGCCTCAGCTTCGCTCTGTGTAAGTGCTATCTCTAACCCGTTTTCGTTAATAAATTCTGTGTAAACTTTTTGCCTACGAGTAGGGCATGGAGCGATAAGAAAAGTATCTTTTAGCTTAGGCTCTAATACTAATGTATGAAAGTACCTTCCTTTTAACATCTTATCGGTTTCTTTTCTTTTGCACCCGTACTGCTCTTCATCATACAAAAGAGTATATACGTCGCTATTGGAAAGAAATTGTTTGCCAAACTTTCCGTAATAATGTTTATTATCACTAAGCTTTTTTAACTGCTGTTCTCTTTTCTTGTTTTCCATTTAAATTAGATTTCATTTGATTTAATTGTTCAATCTTTACACTTGGATAAGTTTTCTTTATGTAAGGCAATACCTCTTTATCCCAATCTTTATTAGCCTTTTTTGCTTTACGTATAAGCTCCATGATTGCAAAAGGCTCATCGTCCTCTTCTTTCTTTTGAGTAACCACTGGAGTTTTAATAGTATTAGTTTCAGCCAAATCCTCGCCTATCCAAAGGTTTATACCAAGCCCATGCATTGCTATAGCCTTGACCGTACTTCTTTGAATAGTTTTATTTACTTCAAAAGATGTTATGTTATTCAGCTCTATTGATCTGTTTTGGTTATTCATAATTGGTAAATAGTCGATATGCTCTAAACCATTTATCGTTACACCTACCTTTACATATCCAGTTTTACCATCAGTAAAATAGTTGAGGCCCGTCTCAGCACTCTCATATACTGTTCGGTTTGCATCAGGATATCTTTCTTTTATCAGAGCCCATGCATAAGCCCACGATAGGTAATCAAACCTACCCTTTTTTTCGACCTTAGAACTAATGTCTATCTTGGTCAGTTGACTAAATGTTGTTTGTTTTTGTGTCATGATTGTTTATTTTGTTTGTTATCTTATAAATTTTATTACATATTCTTTGCTTAGTATTATCTAAGTGCTCTTTTTCCTTAACGCTAGACTTGTTGTTTCTCAAGTCTCGCATCCGTTCTAATATTTCATCTAGTTGTTTCTCATATTGTTTTTTTTTAATTTCATATACGCCACCTCTCCACCCTTTATCTAAAAAATATTCATATTGACCCTCGGAAATCTCGGAATAATAATTACCAGACTTCCTTGGATCATATATGATGACTGCTCCCGTACAAATATCTTTGACTATCTTAATACCCTCATATATATATGCTTTATATCCGCTTGAATGTAAAGACCTAGTTGAGTTATCTTTTGCAGCCTGGAGAAAAATGTTATCTAACTTTTCCTTTCTCCTTATTTCTTCAAACAAATCAGGGTTTCTATTTGACTTCATCAACATTTATATTTGACAAATGGTTTACAATAATTGGATAATCCTCGTCTTGTTTAACTAATTTTTCTACATCATCTATACCTTTATAAATAGCAACTCGACTCATCTCTTTTCCGTTTTGTTTTAAGTAATGTAGTATCTCAACTACTTTCATATTACCATGTACAGAACAGATGTAAAACAATATTTTTCTAGCTAACGCCACTCCATTTACCCTCTGGTCTGAGAACAATATCTCTGGAGTAATACTCATGTGCTCACAAATATTGGAAACGTATTGTTGAAATTTATATTCTTTAAACATTTTATTAAATTAAATTAAATTGTTAATTAAACTCTAAACAAAACTATAAAAAGATTTGTTAAATACCAAGTATGGCATTTACTTTTTGTTCGAGCTCTTTGTTTTTTTGCTTACATTTTTCAAGTTCAATCTCTAAAACCTCGATCCTTTTATCTCTATATTCTATTTCAGTTTCTTTTATTGATGCCATAATTTTCTATATAATGTCTTAATCTTTTTTGCTTGTAGAAACATTTTACAATCTCATTGAGGGTGTCCCCACAGATTGAAAACGATTTCTTGCTCATATTAGAATCAGTAAAGTTTATTAGTTTACTTCCTAATAACCTAATCTGCCTATCCATTTTAAAATGTTCCTCTTTCATACGCTCAAGTTCTTCGTTGTATCCAAACTTTTTGTTATAAAAGGATTGAGTTTGTTTGATTAATTTTTTTAATGCTATCATATATCGTGATTTATGTTTATATGTTTTGTGTGATATTTAATTCCTATGTTCCCACAAGAACCACATTGTATTTCTTCTGTTGAGTAGTCTCCATAATATTTATGGGTAAGAAACACTAGCTCAGATGAGCCACACAAACGACAAGTTTTGTCTTTTCGTTCTCTCATAAAGTTATGCAAGATAATAAAATTTTAAAATAAGATTATCTAAAGCTAGCCTGGAAACAAACATCAGAACAATGAGTTTGTGCTTCTTTAATAGGTCTGCCACACTCCTTACATTCATTATTAGACTTGTTCCATCCCCTATAATTATGTTCTTGTTCTACTAACCAATTATCATAGTCCATTGTCATTTGCTTTAGAAAATTTATAACTACTAATTTTAAGTTTGCTCTCTTTTATTTTTTTTTCATGATACAGAATTATTTGTTCTTCTTCTTGTATCAATTTGTCATATAGGTTTGTCATTTTATTTTATTTTAAATTAATTATATATTTCAGCTTCCAAATAATCTGATTTATCAATTAGTAAATCTCCATGAATAGAAATCCCTCCTTCATCTATCAAAATTTGTCTTGCTTCTTTTTCGTTTTTTGCTTCTATGTAATACATCATACTACACGGAACATAAAAACTAAAGGTTTTCTTGTCTTTCATTTTATTTTATTATTATTTTATTCTTATTTATAAAATCAAATCGTTCTTGGTCATTTTTAAACCATTGAACATCAATTATATCATCTTTATCTAAAAGATTTAATCCATAAGTGTAGTTATTATTGTTATCATCTTTAGGGTATTTACAATCAAGTTTGACTTGTTCCCATACTATTAATTCTGCTTTCATTTTATTTACTTTTTAATTGTTTTGACAAAATCTGTGTTCGTGATTCTAAATATTCTATATAATCCATAAAAGATTGTATGTAATACTTATCATCTGATTTAACCTCTTCCAGTCTAAAATCATTGAAATAGTTAAACCCATCATCTACTCTGTCAAGTAGTTTGAATTCTTTTTTTGTTTTTGCTTTCATTTTATTTGATTTTATTAATTAAAAATTCTTGTTGGTGTTTTGGTAAATCGGTGCAAGAAACCACGCTTTCATTGCCATAACAATCTTCAATGGCTTCTTCTTTAATTCCATATATTATGGGGAATCCATCACTAAAACATACGACTGAATCGTTTGCGTTATCGTACAGAACAAAGTCTGTTTTATATAGTTTTATATCTTTCATTTTATTTGTTTTAAATTAATAATATACTCTGAGTATTGAGTCGCAATCGCCTTCGCCATTCCTGGGAAAGTCTTACTTCTCAATTTTGCTCGGTCTTTTTTACTTCTTGCCTCATCATACCACTTGGCCATTGTCTTTACCTTTCCATGTTTGTCTAGCCATTCTATAAATTCCCCTTGCGAAACAATATTAGTTGGTTTTAAAAGTGGTAAATTTTTAGTCCAAAGGCAAGTTGTTTTCCTTGCCTCATCGCCAAACATATACGGCTGAACAATTTGATTTGGCTTTCTTATCTGTGATGAAATCACACTAATCGGATTCTCTATTGCTATATGCTTAATCGGTGCATCCATCAGTTGCTTGACAAAGAACAATGCCTTTCGTCTATTTTCCCACCTCTGCTCATTCTTTGAGCCATCTTTATTGTATAGCCACCTATTGCCACTTACTGCCAAATAGGTGCAAGGAGGATGAGCAACCATCAAATCATATTTTCGACTATTCGCCTCCTCTAATGCATCGCCTTGAATGTGCCACTCGGGATGACCACCACTACAAGGTATTAGATCACAAGAATATGCCTTATGACCTAATTTTCTAAATTCTTTTGTTATTGCTTGACTTTCCTCACAAGCTACAAGTATTTTCATATTGCTATCTTCTAAATAAATTTTCGTCTCTGTTTATTTCAATATAGTCTTTAAATATACTCTCCAATTTAAAAAAGCTATCGGGAGGTAAATCCCCCGTAGCTAATTCAAAATCCTCACATATCTTTTCCCAATCTACGTAGTTATCCATTTCAAAATCGTCTATTGTTTTTTTAAATGTATCTCTCATAATATTTCGCCTTGATTATGGGTTAATAATATTTTATAGTCATTCGCTACTTTTCTAAGTAGAATTTTTAAATAATGTTCAGCATCTCCATATTGGTTGCTTATCATTCCGATACCATGAAAATAATCTATGGCATCCATTACTTCGGCTTTTGTTACTTTGTGTTTTTCCATTTTATTCTAGTTGTTTTTAATTAGTGTATTCTTTCAAAGTTCCTTTGTCATTTGAATCTAAAAATTCAGTTCCAAATGCAATTTGAAACAATCTTTGTTTTTCACTTTGTGTAATTGTATTGTTTTGTAATTTTTTGTATAATAAATTATATTCTTCCATTTTATTTGTTTTAAATTAATTCTTTGTGAGTTCTCTTATTTTGTTTATATCGACAGTACCATATTTATTATGATACTTTTCAAGCACCTTTTCAGCCTTATTAAATTGTTTTTCGTTGCCATACTTCCAAAAATGTAGGGCTTGTTTTATTATTTGTATCTCTGTTGTCATAATTTATTTATTTAAAATTTTATAGATTTCTAAATATTCTCTTTTCCTTTTATCTTTTATATGTTTCTGTACCTTGTTGATATTATCGTGAAATCTTTTTAATCCTTTTGTATTTAAACCGCTTAAATAATCTTTAATAAGTTTATCCTCTATTTGATTTCTTAATTTTTCTTCTTCTGTTTGTTCTCTCATAATTTATTTATTTATTGTGTGTATTATTTCTTCAGTATCATAATGCACTATATATGATTTGTTCTCTTGATTGTAAGGATTGTATAAACTATCCACAAAGTTTCCTTTTTCATCAACCCAAACAGTTACTCCCCTCTTTCCAAGATCCCACCCGTTCTCATTACCTACTTGTGTCCAAAATTTAATTGCATTATCTACTAATTCTTCCATAATTTATTTATTTAGTTTTTGTTTATCTCCACTTACTGAACTTGTGTATATGCTAAAAAGACCATTATCCTTTTTTTTTATTTTAACAACCTTGTTGTATTTTTCAAAAATTTGGACACTTTGTTCAGCACCTTGTTTGTCTAAATTTGACATCTGTAAGTAGGGTGCGCTAATTATTCCACCTTTAGCATTAATTTTTACTACATCAACAATATCAATAATACTATCTTCATATTTAGAATTTCTTTCTCTAATTAGTTCTTCGGCTTTATCCATCGCTTCATCTTCAGAATTAGCGAATACATTTGTTCCTAAATCAATTTCCTCATCTATTAATACTTCAACTATATATTCGTTTTGTGTTTTACCACCTTTAGCCATTTTTTTCTCCTTTTTGTAATCGAGCATTTCTTTTTCAATCTCTTTTGCTCTTTTAATTACATCTTTTTTTGACCTATTAGGTACAAAAGGAACAAATTTATATAATGGATAATGAATAACTGATGCAGTATAGCCAATTTTACCATCTTCTGTTTTTACAGAAGAAATTTGAATACCATCTTTTTTGTCAAATTCTTTTACCATTCTTATCTCCCCACCTTTAGCATATTTCGTTTGTTCTCTCATAATTCTATTTATTTAGTTCTTTTTTATATCGTTCTTTTAATCTTTTTAAATAATTGGTCATGTGCTTGACATTGTCGTAATGTTGACCATAGTACTCGCAAATTTCTCTTGTTGTCATAATCTATTTATTTAGTTATAGTATTTTCCGTTTGATTCTATAATTGTTTTTCCAAATCTAGTTTCTTTGATTTGCTCAATGTTTTTTACATTTAGTAAGCAACATGAAAATTTAGCTATCTCATTTATTCTTAAATTGGTTAAGGAATAAATATTATCTCGTAAAAATTTACTATTAATAAATTCCTCAAAAGATTTATTCCAATCTCCATTTTGAAATGACAGATTAATTATTTTTTGTTCCTTATCATCATCTTTTGGGGTAATAATAATCTCAATATCTTGAATTGATTTTAATGCTTGTAGTAATGTCATAATCTATTTATTTAGCTTTTAACTTTTTTACAACTTTTAATGCTTTTAACAGGTCTTTTCCTTGCATATATCCCTTAACAGAATCACCACCACAAAATTTGTTAAACTTTTTATTATCGCTTATAATTCCGTTAACATCTTTATGAATTAAAGCACATTCAAGACCGTAACTAAAGTCATGATATATTAAACTAATTCCGTATCCATTATCAAACCAAATTTTATGTTTGAATCCGTCATTATAATTTATATCATAACTCTTCCTTACTTTTTTTAATGTTTGCATATTCTATTTATTTAGTTAAACTTTACAACCTCGCCCGAAGGCGAACGCACTAAGCTTAATGTCTGTTTATAGTCGCTTAGACGACTTTTTCTAATTTAGTTAACCTTTTTAATTTATCCTCATCACTTATTGTATTCCAATCGCTCGGAGGAATCCAATTGGGTACATTTGCCCTCATTGTTGCAAAGACAATTTTTTCTTTATATCTTACCTTATCGGCTAACGATTCATTTTTTTCAGAGGTTATATCGCCCAATTTTAAAAATGCTTTCATAAATTTTAGAGAGGAATCCTCGCCTTTACCCTCTCTAATCATTGTCCTTAATTCCTCTGTTGTTTTCTTAATTACGTAGCGTCTAAATTCCCAACTTACCTGTGTCATTTGTTTTGCCGTTGTCTGTGAGTATGAATTATCGTTTTCGTACCATTGACCACCCTTATAAATAAAAATAGGGTAATGCTTGTAACTACGAATCACAAAACATTCGTTCTCAAAATCTCCGCTTAAATTGTTGGCTTTAAATGGTCGGCGATTGTAGGCATAATTACTAGAATTTTTGTTGCTTGTTCTTATCATGTTACTATTTATTTAATTTAAGTTATTATTAATGTATTATCGGTTTGTTTTTATGCACCATCCACTCACAATTTGTAATGTTATGGCCTAATTCAATTAATCTTGTTTCAAGGTCTTCATGTTGTACAGGCCAAACACTTATTGGGTATTGGCATACATCACCTTGTTCAAAATCTAATACTGTTAAATATTTAAATTTTTCCATATTATATTTATTTAATTAATATTGTTTTATACTGACAAATCCTCGCAACGAACGAACGAGGCGAGGTAGTCGGCATAAGTTTTTTTAGTCGTTAATTTTAATATTGTGCTTTTTTAATTGTTCGGTTTGCTCTAATTGGTTTACCACGTTCCAAACAACTGCGTTAATTAATTTAAATGTTTGTGGGTTTAATTTACCTGCGTTTAATTTATCTAATGCGTTAAGGGTTAACGCTTCCGAATTTGAAAATAATTTAATCGAGTTCATTTTATAAATTTTAATTAATATATAAACAAATATATTAATAAAAGTGTAAACAAGCAAATTAATGAAGCTTTTTTTTGGTTTTTCTGTTCGTTTTTCCTAAATGCCTGGAAACCTGGAACCTAAAAAATGATATCAATATTTAAGATTAAAAAAATTTTAATTGGCTTGGGGGTATAAACGAGGCGTTAACCTTCCCTCAATCGTGAGACGGGGGAAGGGAAAAAGCGAAACGGGAACGGGCGAAGAGTACCCGAGCAGGGCGAGGAGGTCCACAAGGTCAGCAAAAAAGGGCAAAAATTTTGCGAGGCGGTCGGGGTTTGATAGGGGGGGGTGTCAATTTTTTTTGGGTTTGTCTGTGCGGCACGGCGCTGTGTATGTATATATAATCTCCTACCCCTAGGCATCTAAATAATTTTGTATCTTTGTGTATGTCTTGGGAATTGGAAATGACAAACAGATTAAGAGTTGGATTCGCGATTGGTTGGTCATATTATTCTAGGGACGCGGATCATGATTGGTCAGAGCTAATCGTGTACATAGGACTTATAAGTATAACATTAAAGATTTATTAGATGGAAAAAAATTTCAGAGATATGAACCGTGCGATCACAACGGGTGAGCCTAGTAATTTTGTAGACGGTTTATATGTACAGGATGGCAGGTTAATAAATGGCAGGGCAAATTCAATAAATGGTATTGAGCAGGCTGCTAATATTAAGAAAGCATTAAAGTATACTAAGAAGGTAAATATGATAGCTGACGGTATACGATTATCAGAAATGAGAAGAGATATTTAGTTTTAGTTTGTTTTTGTTTGTTAAGAGAAAAAGGTCACTTAGAGATAGGTGACTTTTTTTGTGTTGAAAATGTTGAAAAACGCACATTTTGAGTGATTCGATTGCAAATACATTAAATTTTGAAATGGAAAATTACACAAATTACTATATTGTATTTTTAGTTTTATTGTCATTAATAGTCTATTATGTTAAAAAGTAACACAAGCTGTGTTGATTTTGTGTTGAAAATAAGAACCTAACTTATTGATTATCAGGACTAGTGTTAATAATGTTAATTTTAACTTAAAAATAAAATAAATAAAAGAAGAAGAAAGAGTAATAAAATATATATATATATAGAGAAAAAAATCAACATTCAACATTTTTTGTATATTTGACACAAATTCAATCAAATCAAATGAACGACACGGGAGGATATTCACCAAAGGATTTACACTTCGGGAAGCACGGTCAAAGTAAATTGATATTAGGTATAGATAAGATATCAAGGGCTGTAGCCAGTACGTTAGGGCCGATGGGCAACACGGTGCTCATTGAGTCCCAGGCACATACACATGGGATAACTGTGACAAAGGACGGTGTGACTGTAGCCAAATCAATATCTCTGATTGATCCGGTGGAGAACCTTGCGGTTAAAATAATGAAAGAGGCGGCTGATAAGACAGCTGCAAGCGCTGGGGATGGTACGACCACGGCGATAATATTAACACAAGCCTTAGTAGAGGCGGGTAAAGATTTGATAGATGCATCAGCGAACAAAACACTAGTGCTGCGTGAGCTGGTTAGCGTAACAAAAGAGATTGTTGAGGATCTAAAAAGACAATCCATTCCGCTAACAAAGAAAAAATTATTTGATGTAGCGACCATATCTGCCAATAACGATACAATAGTTGGTGATATAATCGCAAAGACCTACGATAAGGTTGGTAAAAACGGTATAGTAACTGTTGAGAAGTCAGATGGATCAGATACTCTTTTTGAAACTACTAAGGGTCTGAAGATAGACAGGGGGTACTCTTCGCCTCTATTTGTTAATAATCATAAAAAAGATGAGTGTGTGCTTGAAGATGTGTTCGTACTTGTATCCGATGCCGAGATAAATAATATCTTGTCAATCGAGAAAGTCCTCAAGCCAATTATCTCAGAAAACAAAAAATTATTAATAGTAGCACCCTGTTCTCAAAATGTTACCAATACGTTGGCAGCAAATGTGATGAAGAATAGTTTGAAGCTTTGTTCGATTATCCCTCCCTCCTTCGGATATAAGCAACATGAACTGATGCAAGATATAGCTCTGTCAGTTGGTGCTACTTATTTTTCTGAAAAGACAGGTGACGACCTAAGCATCATAACATTTGCCGACCTAGGTAAAGCAAAAAAAATAATCGTCTCTCAAGACAAGGCCATCATACTTAAAGATACAAGCCATGTGGACGACTTAAAAATTAAAGAGCGTGTTAACCAGCTATGGCAGGCTCATAAAATATCAAAGAAAAAAGCTGATAAAGATTTTATAATGTCGAGAATCGCATCGCTTACAGGTGGAGTGGGCGTGATTAAAGTAGGAGGGAACACAGATCTGGAACAAAAAGAACTTTACGACCGTGTTGATGATGCCGTCTGTGCAGTCAGATCAGCGATGGAAGAAGGGATACTTCCAGGGGGAGGACTCGCTCTGTACGATCAAGCCAAAAAGTGTGAGACAAATGTCAATAATGTTAAAATTGATAAATGTCGCGCGATCGCTTACGCGATATTAACAAAGGCTTTGACCGCTCCACTTGTTCAAATAATGTCTAACGCTGGGTATGAGAAAAAATTTATAGATGATTTTACATCTATGGAGACACCTGTAGGGGTGGGCATCAATGTTAAAACAAAAGAAAAAGGAAATTTAATTGAGATGGGAGTGATAGACCCACTTAAGGTAACTAAAGAAGCGCTGCAAAATGCAGTGTCTGTTGCCGTGACCATACTATCAACAAATGCCATAGTAACTATGGCGCGAACATACGAAACTAAATAACATGAAAAAAATAATTTTACTACTTACGCTATTTCTTGTAACATCATTCTCCTCCCTAGAGCAATCACGACTGTATTGCGCGGGGTTCAAGCTTGGATACTGCGAGGGATGGAAGGAGGTACATGGGCAGTTTGTTGTTTGTCCGGTTGCTCCTGTTTGTCCAGTGCCAGAGATAAATGAAACTGAATATAAGCATGGTTATAACAGAGGATTTATTTTGGGTTATAAACACGCTAACAATGATAACATTTGAGATACTTCTGACCATAGTTATATGGGAGCTAATAAAATATATCTTCGTTTCAATTATAAATCATAACTCAGATAAATGAAGCCCGTTGGAAAATATATTGTAATAAAAACTATCGAAGAAGAAATAAAAACTAAAGCAGGACTGCTGCTCTCATCTGAAGATGCCAACCAACTAAGATACAAAAAAGGTGTGGTCATTAAACCAGGGTCTGATGTTGGAGTGATAAAAGAAAGTGATTTAATATACTACGATAAGCGCGCTGGGTTTAGTATGCTAATCAAAGATGATGTGTTCACTGTTATTCAGGAGCGCGATGTCGTTGTTGTTTTATAAAATAGTTCATCTCTAGTATCATCTTCTTATAGGCCTTGTCGGTGTATTTAATATTTCTCTTAAATATGGGATTGTTCTTTTGCGTGGTGGGAATCTCCTCACCGTTTAGCTTTTTATAAATGGAGGATATTACTCGCTGACATTTGTAGCTGAGTTGATACATAGGTTTTTTGCGTTTTGTTTTTTTTCTAAATAACTCTACCCATCCCTGATCCATAAGTTTTTTGAATGACAACTTATTCCACGGCATAAGCTGCTCGAACTCGTCGAATCTTTGGCGTGAGAAAATATCCTCGGAATATAAAAATAAAAGCATGTCTAGCTCTACGGTGCTGAGCCCATATTTAGCTTTTACAAAGTAGCGTATTACCCTCCAGTATTTTAGGTAATCTGATTTGATTGAATTTTGCATTTTATTAAATTTAGTACCTTTGTACAAAGATATTTAAAAATAATACTATGTTACCAAAGACAAACGGAAGGAGCAAGGAGATAAGACATTATGTCGGAGCAGTTGGAATCTTTGGCTTGGTTATAGCTTTACTAGTATTTTTATCCCTAAAACAGATACCCGCAGAAAATAAAGATATTTTTGTTTCTATAGTAGGAATGATAGTGGGGTCATTATCTGTTGTAATATATGCAGTCATTGGAAAAAATCCAGATGAGGTAGCTGAACTACAAAAGAAAAATCAATCGCTACAATCACTATGCGATCAAATGGAGAAACGAAACGATCAACTTGAAGCGATGATTATAAAAATACAAGAAGACATTATAGAAAAATTAACTTTATTGGGGGCTAGCGCTTTTGATACCATTTACCATAAAAAGAAATAACATGCCACATCTCACAGGAAAAACAGGACCGATAGATAAAAAAGAGTATGATTCCATACCTTTTAAAAATATAGCTATCGACACCATGAAAAGAAACAAGCTTAATTCTTACAATAAGCTTGTAAAGGACGTAGAGCTCTACGATCCTAAAACAAAAAAAAGTAAGATGATATATAAACCAGGAAAGCCAAATGAGCAAAGGGACTAAAAGAAAAAAAGGAAATAAGATTTGCCCTGAAGGCATAGCCTGGGCAAAACGAACATTCGACAGGTATCCATCTGCCTATGCAAATATGGCAGCTAGTAAATACTGTAAGGATCCGAACTATGCAAAAAAATCTAAAAGGTAAAAAATGGACTCAAAAAAATTAAAAGAGATTGCTTCTCAGCTTAGAAAAGCTTCTGCTATGCACAAAGGCCAAGCGTCTAAAATAGACAGAATGATTAAAAGTATGGGTAAAGCAAATGGTAAGAAAAAGTAAGGACCCTAAGAAAGGCACTGGTAAAAAGCCGAAAGGGTCGGGCAGAAGGCTATATACTGACGAGAATCCAAAAGATACAGTTAGTATTAAGTTTGCAACTCCAGCGGATGCAAGAGCAACCGTTGCGAAGGTTAAAAAACTAAATAAACCTTTTGCTAGAAAAATACAAATATTGACTGTAGGCGAACAGCGTGCCAAGGTGATGAATAAAACGCAAGTGGTTAGTATATTTAAAAAAGGAAAAGAAGCTATTAGAAAATTAAATAAAAAATCATGAGATATTTGTTGATATTATTTTTTTTATCTTGTGGTACGCCTAAAGTTGTCACTAGTGAAGATATAACTAACAAGGTAAATTGGTTGGATTCACATAAAGACAATCCAATAATTAATATAATACAAAAGACATATACTAATGATGATGTTGAAATTATCATTAAAAAAAAAATAACAACTGACTATGTTAAGTTAACGTTAAGAAGAGACAAAAGAAAAATTTTAAAAACCACAGTTTATAATTAAGATGAGTAAGTTAAGCAGAAAACAAAGAAAGATAGCGAGAGCAGCAATGCCTTTTGATAAAATAACAGGCGAAGATTTTAAAGCCCTGAAGCAAAAGAAAAATAAAATGAAAAATAAAATGTAATATTATGGCTAAGACAAAAAAGACTACAAAGAAAAAAATTAAAAAATCTGACGAAGCTCCAAAGACTAAAAGGATTTGGAACGGGGAGCAGTATGTAATTGTTGAACTTAAAAATTAGAATTATGCCGACTGTAAAATTACCTAATGGACAAAAAAGAACTTTCCCCTACAATGCAGTAGGAAAAGCGCAAGCAGATTCTTATGCTAAAATGATGAAAGGCACTAAGAAAAACAATCCAGGTTACGGAATGGAAAAGAAAATGGGGTACTAGTGGGAGAGCTAAAAAAATGGCGAGAACAAAAGTGGGTTCGTATTGGAACTGACGGCTCTATAAAAGGGGCGTGTGGAACTAGTAAAGACAAAAAGAACCCTGATCGCTGTTTGCCTTTAGCTAAAGCTAGATCTATGAGTAAAGCTGAGCGTGCTGCCACCGCTCGAAGAAAAAAGAAGTTTGGCAGAACAAGACAATTTGTTTCAAACACTAAAGCAGGTAGGGTAACATAGGCTATGGCTGAAAAATCTAAAATGAAATGCAACAAAGTTGTTGCCTCTGACAGAGCTGGCAAAAAGAAAATGGTCAAAGCATGTCAAGACGGGCAAGAGAAGCTTATTCATTTTGGAGCAAAGGGTTATGGACATAATTACTCTGCGGCAGCGAGAAAATCATTTCGCGCGAGACACAAATGCTCAACTGCAAAATCTAAACTAACAGCTAGATATTGGGCATGCAAAACTTTATGGTCAGGGCCTGGAGGTTCAACCAAGAGTTCGCCAAAAAATAGACAAGGAAAATATTAGTATATTTGTAGAATAAAATTAAAAATTATGAAACAGCAAGGTTACAACGCAAGACTAGATGAATCCCTAGGCATGAAGCACGGGAAAAAGTCACAAAGCTTAAAAGATCGTAGAGACGAGAGCAAAGCAATGTCTAAAAAATTATATGGACACGCTTACGGCGGAGATCACTCTATGACTTATGAATCTCATGGAGAAAAAAGAAGCGTTAAAGATCACATTTCTTCTTTAATAAGAAAATAATGGCTGAGAGGGGCAGAACTAAAAAAGGAGCTTTTCCTATGATAAAGGATAAGAACAAGGGTAAGTTTACCAGCTGGGTAAAGAACAATATGCCTGGTAAAAGCACCTGTGATGCCGCCTCTTCTGTTATGAAGAACAAAGAAAAATATTCTAAAAGGGTAGTTGCAATGGCGAACTACGCTAATAATTTTGGATGCAAAAGATGAAAGTATTAGGATACATAAAATGTAAGTGGAATCAGTTAATGTTGATTCTTTCTTTTAAGAAAGTTTCAAATTGCCCAAATAATATTTGTACTTGTAACTAATGAAGTCAAGAGGGCTCGGTGATTCGATTGCTAAAATAACTAAAGCGACAGGCATAAAGGCTGTTGTTGACAAAGTAACAAATGGAAATTGCGGATGCGACCAGAGGCGTGATACCCTTAATCGTATTTTTCCTTATAAAAGATAATTAAAATGGCATATCAAAAACTACAAGCAGGCAAAGCATTTACAGTAAATCCTAGTGATAACACTGGACTGCCAGATCCAGGTCTGAAAGGACCATCTGGAGCTACTACAGGTACAGGCGGCGGTGGTACGCAAATTATAGATGCTAACCGAACTGGAGACGACATTAATACATTTTCTACTTTGAAGTTTACCTTGGCGGGAGTAAAGCCAGGTATGATAGCTATTAACACTACCGACGGTACTCAATCAGAAGTTGTACAGGTTGTTGACGAAACCACAATAGAGGTCAAAGACGCAATATTTGGTGCTTCACCAAAAAATTATGTTATCTATGGCGGAGTACAAGAAGGAGCTGTCTTTTATGTAGGGACTGGAGGTGATGTAAAAATTACCACAGCGGCAGGTGATGATGTGACCTTTGTAGGTTTGCCCACAGGAGCATTTGTTCCCGTGCAAACAATTAAAATATTTAATACCGGTACTACCGCAAGTAACATAATAGCATTGTGGTAATCGGTATAGTTATAACATTTAAAGTATGTCTAACTTAATTGCTATAGCTAACTACATCGGTTTAAACTTTACAGGAAGTTCAACTCCTAGTGTAGATGATATAGTAACAGAGTTAGGAATACAAGTAGTAACAGAAAGCACAAGTCAAAACATTGTAACAGAATAAAAAATGGCAGTTAAATTTTCACAGTTCACCCCAGTAACAAACGCCGCTGATGTAACTGAATTAGTTGGTTATATATCAAGCTCGAGCGCAAACATTAGAATTGATCCAAGTAATCTTGACACAAGCTATAATTTTAGCACCACTAACGGCGCAACCCCTGTATTAACATTAGCAGGAACTAAAACAGGACAAACAATCGCTGATAGCGTTGTTACACTTAGCTCTTCAAACGCTACAGTTTTAAATGGATCAGGTGGAAACGCTATAAGCATAGACAGTACCGCTTATTCTCTTGCTGCAACAGATAACGCTGACCCGGCACAAAACACACCAGTTGTGTTAACAGGCTCAGGTGGTGGTGATAGTGGTACTGACACTGTAAATTTAATTGGTTCAAGTGGCGTTTCAATTACTTCTTCTAGTAATACAATAACTTTTGCGGGTAGTGGAGGTTCAGGAACAGTGACAAGTGTAGGTTTAACGGAAACGGGAACTGCATTGACTATTACTAGCACAAGCACAAACCCAATAACAGGAGCAGGTAGTTTTGACATAGCAGGAGCAGGAACGTCTTCACAAGTTATATTAGGTGATTTATCACTAGCTGCTCTTCCTTCATCGTATGACGATTGGAGATTAGAAGGAGATCAAGGAACTACAGAGATTATAACCACTGGGAACACGGTGAATTTTATAGAAAATACAGACCTAATTGTTCCTAGTGTAACGGGAACGCAAGTAGGAGGTGGTGTTAAAACAACAGCTAAGTCAACTGACCAGTTGTTATTTGACCAAATCTCTGAGTTAAAAATTACTGTACCTGCATCACCTGGAAACAAGTTTTATGTAGACGGAGCTGAAACTCCAACTATTGTACTGCCAAGAGGATTTACATACGAATTTAATCAAGATGATTCAACAAACAACGGGCATCCTATTGTTATAGGAACAGCTGCAAATTCAAGTCCATATACCGTAGGTATACAATATTATGGCAGCACATCCTCAAACACATTAACAGAAGTAGCTCAAGCTACTTATGAAAATACAGCAAACTTCAACACTTACGCTACTAGAAGAGTAAGAATCAGAATTACCCAAAATACCCCTGGTTTATATTACTACTGCTCTGTTCATGGATCTGGTATGGGAGGATCAATAGCTTATGGCGCTGCAAGCGGTTTAGCCACTAGAACAGTAGATCAAACCACAATTAGCAACTCAACTACAGGGACTGTCACTCTTAGTGTTACACCAACAAGCGAAGCATATACAGACATGTATGTTTCAGGTGTCTATCAAAATAAATCTGTTTATAGTTTATCATCAAACACAATAACACTAGACGGTGGAGCGTATTTCCCCAATGGATCGATTGTAGAAGTAGTATCAATAACCTAAATTTAGCGCAAGATGGCAATAACCAAAGTAACTACAGATGGCATTGACATGAGTGGTAACACTGGAGGGCTAACCTGGGTTAAGGGAACAACTGCACAACAGCCTTCCGGAGCACTTGGTGAAATTAGAGAGGACACGGACACGAAGCGCGCTTTAGTATACACCGACCAAACAGGAACAGCAGAGTGGAGGTATCTTAAAGAGGAATCAGGAACTTTTACTCTTGATTTTTTAGTTGTAGCTGGCGGCGGAGCCGGTGGTTCTGGAACGGGTTTAGCTGGGGGCGGCGGAGCCGGGGGTCTTAGAACATCATTTGGGCCTGCAACTGGCGGTGGAGTTACACCAGCTGAATCAACTAAAACAATAACAATAGGTCAGGCTTATGATATAATTGTAGGGCCTGGCGGAGCTGCATCATCAAGCGCCGTACGAGGAAACAATGGTAGTAATTCTAAATTTGACAACATCGAATCAACAGGCGGCGGCGGTGGCGGTTATAGCAGTAATGGCAGCGATCAAGATGGAAAAGCTGGTGGATCTGGAGGTGGTGCTGGTGGAGCAAGTATACGCACTGGAAGTGGAGGAGCAGGAACTTCGGGAGAAGGCTTCGCTGGAGGAGCTGCGAGCGCAGGTGGAGGATCAGGACCTTACCAAGTAGGTGGGGGAGGCGGCGCAGCGGGAGCTGGGTCACCGTCTACTACTTATAATGGGAGTACAGGCGCTGGACTTGGACAGGATGTTGAGATTACTGGAGGTGTTGTAACATACGCAACAGGAGGTCTTCCTAACCAAGGCACCCCAATAGATGGCGGACCAAACACAGGAAAAGGCGGCAGTGGTGATGGCACTGGAGGTTCTTCAGGAGCTGGAGGCTCGGGTGTTGTTATATTAAGATGTCCTCGGGCATCTGCCACATTAGGATCAGGTATAACAGTAAATAGTACAACAGGCCCCGGCAGCGTAAACGGAGTGGCGATAGGCGGAACAAGTGACTATTATTATTCGGCAACAGCTGGGTCAGGAACCATAACATTTAATTAATATGGCATACTACGCACACATATCTAACACTGAAACGACCGTAGAGGAGCGTAAAGAGCTGAGGGAATTAGAAAACCAAAGGATGGCTATTATTGAGGTTAATACTAGCAGCGATGAATATCAAGCTTTACTAGGGGACTATAATTCTAAAAATACTAGTGCTACATTAGAGACCCTCGAGGCAGAGCTTCAAGCCCTTTATCCCGAAGAACCTTTTGGTGAAGGCTACCCCACACCCGAGCAAGTTGATCCTTTAAAAAAAGCAATCGAAGATGAAAAGGCTAGTTTAAAAGTTGAACAAGATCTTATTATGGCGCAGATGCAAACCTTAAGTGTGAAAGGAACTGAAGCGGTTGATAAAGAAATACAAGATAAAAACGAAGAGATAAGCAAAATCCCTTCTGTAGTAACACACGTGTGTGGCGGACCAGACGAAACAATAACAGAGGTTATCGATTACACGGGAGATTCTATTAACCCTACCCCTGAAGAGTTGGAGGCATATAAGATAAACTACGACAATACTCCTGATTTAGAGCAAATAATAAAACGGAATAGCGGAGCGCAAGATGTAAAAAGAACATCTTACAATACACAAGACGGCGTCCACAAACTTGGAGGCACACCGTTTAGAAAAAACTATGCAGCTAAAGGGATGTTGTATGACCCCGTCAGAGATGCGTTTTATCTTCCAAGCCCTTACTCTAGTTGGACCTTAGATGAAGAGACAGCTAAATGGCAACCGCCAACACCAAGGCCAGAGGGAATGGACTGGTATTGGAAAGAAGACACGCAAGAATGGGTGGATTATTACTGGCAGCAACCGAAACACGAAAGTCCATATCCAAGTTGGACCTACAACGGAGTAGATTATATTCCTCCAGTTGAACATCCAAATCCCGATGACCTACCCGAATATATTTGGAATGAAGATTTACAACAATGGGACAAAACAACATAATATAAATGGCAACAACTAAAGTAACACAACCGGTCATAGATTTAAATGGAGTCGCAGCGGCTACCGATGTCAGCGCACTTAAAATGCCTGTGGGCGGAGCTTTCTCAGGGACGCCAGCTGAGGCAATGATGCGTTGTGACACCAGCCAAACTTCACAAGGTTCAGACAGTTGTATGCAACATTATACAGGTAATAATGAGTGGAAAAATTTTGTAAATCTACCTGAAGAATTTGAATATTTAGTAGTAGCTGGAGGCGGGGGCTCTGGATCAAGTGGAGGAAGATCAGGCGGCGGTGGCGCAGGAGGTTTATTAACCAATTATGGCGGCGTTAAGCTTTCTTTAACAAGAGGAACTGCAATAAACTTTCAGGTTGGAGCTGGAGGAGCAGCAGGAGGATCATCTTCACAAGGGGGTGATGGAACGGACTCTTACTTAAATCTATCAGCAATTGGATTATCAGATATCACAGCAACAGGCGGTGGCGGCGGTGGCGGATCAGCTATTGGTTCTACAGCAAACGGTAGACCGGGAGGATCTGGTGGTGGTGGTGCAACAACAACCGGCACTTCTAGTGGAGGAGCTGGTAATACTCCCTCTACAACTCCATCTCAAGGGAATAATGGGGGAACAGGTACTTTTAACGGAGGATATGGCGCCGGAGGCGGTGGCGGCGCAGGAGGAGCTGGTGCTAATGGTGTTGCTGCTACATCTACAGGAGGAGCTGGAGGTATAGGGTCAATAGTCAATATTTTATCTTATACAAATGTCGGGTCAGGCGGCGCTCAAGTGCAAGTTGGAGAAGTCAGCGGTACTGATGTTTACTACGCTGGCGGCGGCGGCGGCGGATTTACAGGCTCTGGAGGAGCCGCTGGTTTAGGCGGCGGCGGCGCAGGAGGAAGTGCTAGTGGAGGTACAGGTGATGCTAATTCGGGCGGCGGCGCAGGCGGAGCAAACACTGGCGTAACAGGTGGCTCAGGAGTAATTATATTAAGATACCCAAGTTCAGTAACGTGCGCTGTATCAGCCGGAGAAGCTACCAATTCACCTTTTACCGAAGGAACAGACAAAGTAACCGTAATAACAGGCACAGGCACAGGAACAGTAACATTTAGTTAATTATGGCAACAACAAAAATAACAACACCAGAGCTATTTGATTTAAGTACAGTAAACACTGCACTAAGGCTGCCTAATGGTAGCACGGCAACAAGACCTGCTTCGCCCTCTCAAGGTGAGTGGCGGTTCAATACAGACCTGAAGTATGTAGAATTTTATGACGGGAGCGATTGGAGACAAATAGATACTGAGACGACCTGTACAACCAATACGGTTGATTATCCAACCACTAATAGAGCCTATTATAAACTTGATTCAACCGCACTAGATCAAACAGCAAATAATTATGACGGTACAGAGACTAACATTACTTACTGTAACGGACAAGAGTATAGTCAAGGAGCTATTTTTAACGGAACTAATTCAAAAATAGATACAAGTGCAACTTTAATACCGACAGGTGCAACTGACGATTATAGTGTGTCTTTTTGGTTAAAACCGAACGATCAATTTGGAACTATTTTAGCTAGAGGCTTAATATCCACTGGAACAGTATGTTATGGGTGGAGAATTGCTTTTGACAGCACTAACAATAGAATAATACATAATAGAGACACAGGCTTAAGTTGTAGTAGCACTATTTATGCAAATAGTCCTAATAGTTCAATTACACAAGGTTCTTGGAACCATGTTGTTATAGTTTATGATGCTTCGGCTAATACAGTAACATTTTATATAAATGGTTTGGTAACCTCCACTATTTATGAAAATTCTGCTACAGGAGCAGTAGTTTCAGGACCAATGGCAAGTGGCGCTGTTAGTTACAACGCAACCTATGATGGTGGCGTTTTTAGATTCGGCAATAGAAATAATAATTATAGTAATGCACCGCTTGATGGAAAGCTTGACCAAGTTAGAATATTTTCAGTGGCACTTAGCTCCGACCAAGCAACAGAACTATATAATGAAGTGCAATGTCCATGTACAACAGATAATAACGACAACCCTACAACAAACGCTGTTTATTACAAGCTTGATGGAAACGCTAATGACTCTACCTCAGGTGCTAAAAACGGAACATGGAGCGGAACGGAGGCTTATGCCTATGGGCCGTATGGAATCTCGGGAGATTTTAATGGCACTAACTCAGTAATAAGTGTTTCATCTTCTCTACCGTGGAGTAGTTCTTTTTCTCTTTCTATGTGGATACGTCCTGACTCTGGATCATCTGGAAGTGGTTATTATTCACCTTTTTATCAAAAAGACTACGACAGCAGTGTTGGAGGCACAGGTCTTGCTTTTTATTTATATGGTTATGTATTAAATCCTTGGATATCGCTTGGAGGCCCTTCCAATCAAATATTTAACACAGGAACTTTAACAGCTGATACTTGGAATCATGTGGTTTTAACGAGAACCTACAATGTTGAGTGGGAATTATTTTTAAATGGTGCCTCTTTAGGTACTTACAATACTAATGGTCTAACCCAAGATTTTTCTGGCACAGAATATTATTTTGGGGCTAATCTTTACAGTGGCTCATATTATTATGACGGACAAATAGACCAAGTTAGAATATTTAGTTCTGCATTGTCAGCCACTCAAGTCACATCTCTTTACGATGAGGTGTATTGCAACACAGTAAGCACCCTGAATATTTTCAATGAGGGTACTAGCTCATGTCTAGCTTTATACGAGTTTGAAGACAATGCCGATTCTACTGATTCATCTACTTATAATGGCACATGGTCGGGCACAGAAGCTTATGGCGGGGGACAATATAAAAAAGGCGGGATATTTAATGGTAGCACAAGTTATATAACTATTCCATCTTCTCTTTCTAGCACATTTACAGATGAATTTAGTTTTTCCGCATGGGTATTCCCCACTGACAATTCAAATTATAATTGTATTTTTAGCAATGGTTATGGCATGGAGATTTATTTTTATCAAGGAGAATTTTCCCTATATTCTAATGATACAAATAGCGGTTCTAGTAGAAATATTCATAACTTTGCTACCACTACAACTAGTTTTTCTATAAATACGTGGCATCATGTGCTTTTAACATTTACAAAAACTTCTCAATCTTGGTATATTAATGGTCAGGCAGAAGGAACAAATACAACGAGCTCCTATACTCCTTATGATGGAAATAATCCGACTTTAGGTTATTTTTCTCCCACCTCTTTATATTATTTGAGCGGGCGTTTAGATCAAGTAAGAATCTTTGACAAAGCATTAACAGCAACTGAAGCTTTACAAGTATATACAGAATAATATGGAATACATACAAACAACAACATATAATAATATTGAGGTAACTTACACAATAGTAAAACCTATAAAAAATGGACTTATCTGATTTGAAAATATATTCTATAAACGGGACAGCTTTAGGGGTGTCTATGACTGATATTGATGTTGCTTTAAAAATTATTTTACTTGCTGTTTCTATAGGATATACTATACATAAATGGTATTTCTTAAATGGAAAGAATAAGTAAACATATATCATACAAAGAGGGAGTTTACTCTAATACTGCTACTCGATTAAATATAGATAATTCACCTAGCTCATACCAACTTTCAAACATGGGCGTACTAGCAGACAATGTATTTGAGCCACTCAGACAATGGGTAGGCGGTCCTATAAAAATTACTTCTTTTTTTAGATGCGAAGAATTGAATAAAGCTTTAGGCGGAAGTTCTAGATCACAGCATTGCGAGGGTAGAGCGATGGATATTGATGATGTATTTGGAAGAACAACCAACGCTCTAATGTTTGAATATATAAAAAACAATCTAGATTTTGATCAGCTTATTTGGGAGTTTGGTGATGATAACAACCCAGATTGGATACATGTAAGCTTTCGATCACCTGACGAAAACAGGTCTAGATGTTTGAAAGCTTTCAAAGAAAATGGTAAAACTAATTATATTGTTATATGAGTAGACCTAAAAAAAAGTTCGGCCAAACAACTGTCGGTCGATTACTCAAAGGTGCAGTTGGTTTGATAAATCCAACCTTAGGCAATCTTATTCAAGGAGAAATGTCTGTTGAACAAGTTATTGCTTCGATTAAAAATGCTGAAGCGCCATTAGAAGACAAGATACGGGCACAAGAAATGATACTAGAGGCATACGAGGCTGAGGTAGCTGATAGAGCTAGTGCTAGACAAAGAGAAATGGCGGCGGTAGCGGCTGGGTCTAATGATTTACTTTTCAAAACAGTAGGGTGGGGAATTACTCTTTGTTTTGTAGCCGTGGTAGCAGGAGCGATAGGCGTGTGGCAAATACCTGAAGAATCGCAAAGATTATTTGACATGGGCTTTGGTGCAGTAGTGGCAGCGTTTACTCAAGTTATAGGATATTATTTTGGAAGCTCTATGGGTAGTAAACAAAAAACTAATTTAATGAACGGTCAAGATGGCTAAAATATATTCAACAACACATGTTGTAAAACCTAAAATTAAACGACCTGGGGTACATTCAAAGACGAAAACTTCTTCCCTTAAATCTTCTAGAAATTACCGCAAACTATACCGAGGACAGGGAAGGTAATATTATTTGTATCTTTACCATTAATTTAAATTTAATCTAATGGATATACGAAAAATATCTATCGGCCCAGATTATAAAAATAATTCAATGCATTATTTAGTGGGACAAGATGTGTTGGCAGGTAAATATAAAATACATTTAATACAATTTGATATTGACTCAAAGTCTATTAAAATATGGATTGAAAGATTAGATGAAGTATTATTGTGGAAAGAGTTTACTGCCACTATGCCTATATCTATCGAGTATAATATTAATTTTTAATGAGATCAATACATTATTTTATTGTAAAGCCTGTAAATAACAAAAGATATAATAACACCACTAACATTGAGGGAGTTGATTTTATAACTAGTGTTTCACAGGAAAATCATTTAGCCTCTAATCGTGAGGCACGAGTTATTTCTACCCCATTACTTTACAAAGGACCTATAAAAACAGGAGATGTATTATTAGTGCATCACAATGTTTTTAAGTATTATTACGATATGAAAGGAAGGCAAAAAAGCAGTATGAGTTTTTTTCAAGATGATATTTTTTTTGTTGAACTAGACCAGTTTTTTATGTACAAACAAAACAACAAATGGAATTGTCACGATAGGTATTGCTTTATCAAACCCATAAAAAAAGAAGATGGATATTTAGTCAAGAGCTTTAAAGAGGAGCCTTTAGTTGGAATAGTTAAATATACAAACGAGTACCTTAAAAATCAAAACGTGAAAGAGGGGGACAAGGTGGTTTTCAAACCAGAAAGTGAATATGAGTTTAACGTCGACGGTGAAAAATTATACAGGATGTATGACCATCAAATAACAGTGGTATTGTAGATAATGAAATCGGAGGAACTAAAAGTAAAAATAATTGAAGCGGGGCATAAGGCTGTAGAGCAGCTTATTAAAGTAGCTAAAGAAGATATTATAAAACCAGATCCCGAGGATGAGTTAGCGGCTGATCGTTTAAAAAATGCGGCTGCCACAAAGAAGCTTGCCATATTTGATGCTTTTGATATATTAAATAAAATAGATCAAGAAAAAGAAAATTTAACTACAAACCACAAAGAGGACAATACAACAACAAAACAAGGATTTGCAGAACGAAGATCAAAATAATTTATATCACAAGGTTATTGATTACATACCTAAAACTGTTTTTGCAAATAAAAACAGAGGTAAGTCTTGGCTTTATGGTTACAACGAAAAATACGATTTAGTAATTATATCAAAAACTGGAGAGCTCGGTGAAGTGATTAATATCAATGGTTTGTGTATAGGTTTGCCTCCCGCACCAAAAGAAGTATACAAAAGAAATAAGTCTAAAGCTCAACAGCATTGGGAGCGTAAAGACCTTCCACGCTCTCTTTCAAAAATACAGTCAATATTTCAGTGGAATGAAATGAGCTCCTCGTTTAAAAAAATGTGGGTTGACTATATAGAAAGCGAGTTTGATAAGCGTGAGCTCGGATATTGGTTTTACAACAATGGAGTTAAAACATATATAACTGGTTCACACTATATGTATCTCCAATGGACAAGTATTGATGTTGGTTATCCCGATTTTCGTGAAGCGAACAGAATATTTTTTTTATTTTGGGAGGCATGCAAGGCCGACAAAAGATGCTTCGGCTTAGACTATCTTAAAATTAGACGTTCAGGATTTTCTTTTATGGGTTCTTCAGAATGTATAAATACAGGTACACTCGCCAAAGACTCTAGGGTTGGTATTCTTTCTAAGACTGGTTCTGATGCTAAAAAAATGTTTACTGACAAAGTTGTTCCAATAGCTAACAGGCTACCTTTTTTCTTCAAGCCAATTCAGGATGGTATGGATAAGCCTAAAACGGAATTAGCTTTTAGAGTTCCTGCGTCTAAGATTACAAAAAAAAATATGTATGATGTAGTAGACGACGAGCTCTATGGTTTGGACACAACTATAGACTGGAAAAATACAGATGATAACTCATACGATGGAGAAAAGCTTTTGCTTTTGGTTCATGATGAAAGTGGAAAGTGGATTAAGCCTAATAATATATTAAATAACTGGCGGGTTACAAAAACTTGTTTAAGATTAGGAAGCAAAATTATTGGCAAATGTATGATGGGTTCTACCTCAAACGCGCTAAACAAAGGTGGAGATAATTTTAAAAAGCTCTACGAAGATTCAGACTTAAAAAAAAGAAATAGTAATGGACAAACCAAGACAGGTCTCTACTCTCTTTTTATACCTATGGAGTGGAACATGGAGGGCTTTATTGACCAATATGGCATGCCTGTTTTTCGTAAACCATCAGAGCCAATTTTGGGAGTGGACGGAGAGTATATTGATAATGGAGCTATCGACTATTGGGAGGCTGAAGTTGATTCCCTTAAAAAAGATCCTGATGCATTAAATGAGTTTTACAGGCAATTTCCACGCACTGAATCACACGCTTTTAGAGATGAAAGTAAAGGAAGTGTATTCAATCTAACTAAGATATATCAGCAAATTGATTACAACGATTCTTTGATAATGGATCATCATATAACAAGAGGTAAATTTTACTGGAGAGACGGAGTTCAAGACGGAGAGGTAGTATGGACCCCTGACAATAGAGGGCGTTTTATTATTACGTGGACTCCACCGAAGCTATTACAAAACAAAAAAATGCAGAAACACGGTAGTTATTATCCTTTAAACGAACATATTGGAGCTTTTGGTTGTGATTCGTATGATATATCAGGAACTGTAGGAGGTAGGGGATCAAATGGAGCTCTTCACGGATTGACTAAGTTTAACATGGAGGAAGCGCCGAGCAATGAGTTTTTTTTAGAATATATTGCTAGACCTCAAACAGCTGAAATATTTTTTGAAGAAGTATTAATGGCTTGTGTTTTTTATAGTATGCCTATACTAGTAGAGAATAATAAACCACGGCTTTTGTATCATTTTAAAAACAGAGGATATAGAGGTTATTGTATGAATAGGCCTGATAAAAGATATAACAATCTCTCCAAAACCGAAAGAGAGTTAGGGGGTATCCCTAATACTTCAGAAGATGTAAAGCAATCTCACGCGGCAGCCATAGAATCTTATATAGAAAAACATGTGGGTCTAGACATGACAGGCACTTACCGTGATTCAGGAGATATGGGGTCAATGTATTTTAATAGAACATTAGAGGATTGGGCTAAGTTTGATGTAAGTAATAGAACTAAACATGACGCCAGTATTAGCACAGGCCTAGCCATTATGGCAAATCAAAAATCTACTTATTTGCCAGAGAAAAAACAATCAAAAATATATCTTAACTTTGCAAGATATAGTAACAATGGAAATTTAAGTCAATTAATTAGATGAAAGAAGTTAAAATAGACATTTCATCTGTGGGGTTTCCTAGTCAATATGTTTCAGATGCGGAGAAAGCTACTGAAGAATATGGGCTTCAAATAGGACAAGCGATTCAATACGAATGGTTTAGAAAAGATTCAACAGGGTGTAGATATTATAGCCAATGGCGTGATTTCAACAGGTTAAGATTATATGCTCGAGGCGAGCAACCTATCGCTAAATACAAAAACGAACTTGCAGTAGATGGAGATTTATCCTACTTAAATTTAGATTGGACACCAGTTCCTATAATTGCTAAGTTTGTTGACATAGTTGT